TTACAATATCGCCAGCAAGTGGTCTTGCTTTCTCAACTTCAATTTTTACATCAACAACACATGTATGACGATTGTTCTTTACTTTCTGACTTACAACTTTCTTAAGAACACCAGCAGTTTCTATCTCTGTTCTTTTTATAAACTCACATGAAACACCAGTCGAGTTAGTTTCTCTGCATGTATGTCTCTTGATTACCTCAAATTCTTTTTCTGCATATCGTTCCAATGCATTATTAACTGCATATGCTTTGGCTATGTTACAGTCGTTATGTTCGCCTGTACCAAATTCTACATCTGATGCATATACACTACCAGAAATAAGCAGTGCAAGTAGAAATCTCATTCTGTTTCATCTTTATTTTCTTCTACCCAATTCTCATGCTCTTCCATTAGACCACCAAAGTCAACCAACTCTTCTGGAAGATCTTCGATTGAAGCACGATCTGTGATATCATACTCATGACAATCATCATATCCATCTACATATGAACCAATATATGCCATACCACCCTCGTGATACAATGCATTTACAGTCCAACCATTATCTTGCATAAATTCATACAAAGTAATTGGTGGAGACCACGGAGAGTCAAAGTGCATCACAATTGTGGTGTCATCTTCTCGTTGCCAATCATGCGGAGTTATATCCCACTTACAACCCCAGTTGTTGATGTTCCAATCATACCAATTTTCTTCTTGGTCTGCTGGACGAGGACGCAAATGTTGAAAAGGATTACTCTCTTCTTTTTGCAACTCTTGCTCAAGAGCATCAATCTGTTCTTTGCTAGCAGTTAGCGTAGCTGTATTGTAGCACCAATTAGGCATAGTTCACTCCATTCATAATAAGATTAATTATACTACTCTGCGTCTTGCAACGCAACTTTTTCTTTCTTTGCAGGTGCTGGAATAATGCCAGCATCAGATACAAGTTTCCATGTAATCTTAGGATAGAGTTTCTGCAACTTCTGATCCTTAACTGCAATTAGAACTTTTGCTTCTTCAGGATGAATACCCTCTAGCAATCCTACAAACAAAGACTCTCGTTTGATAGGTTTAAGATCTTCACGCATGAACACATACATTTTCTTTGCTTCAACAAACAGGTTTGTATCAGTCATACCCAATGGCTGGTCAGCAGGTTTAAATGGTGGCTCACCCTCTGGTAGAATAAACTTATGTGTAGGTAAAAATGCATGAGCAAAGATTACCTTGAGTAAGAATTCACTCTTGTAATTGTCAATTGCCTTTGGATTGTCATTAATTTCCTTCAGCATTTCTGTAAGATATTTTTTCATTAAAAGTCCTCGATTTCGTCTAATAGTAATCGGCAACGATGTTCCATAAGATAATTCATAATAGACATCTTATCGCCCTTTGGTTTACTACTTATGTATGATACAATAATTGATTCTTTAACATCAGGCGGAATATGATCAAAGTCCACAAGAGTCGTATTACGATGCCAATTGCGTCTTTCTTCATCATTCCTACAAGCAGTAAAACCATTATCAAAAAATTCTTGTAGTCGTTTAGCACTCATTGGCTTTTGTCGTTCGCCCTTCATGAATACATCGTCTTTGCTTAGGATATTTGGCACTCCATCACCAGTATCACCCTTAACGATATGCTCAATCTTATGTTCGATAATTTCTTTCTTTGTTGCAGTAATATATTTCTTCTGCATTGGAGACCACTGCTTAACAGTAGGATACAATTGCAGTTGCTTGAAGTCTTTATCAGACGACAAGATCAAAATCTTCTGTGGTTCTTCAACCAATCCCTCTTGAATTAAGAGATTCTCTTGAAGATATTGTGTCATAACTGCAATGATATCATCTGCTTCTGCACGATCAATATGCATAACACGATATGGAAAGTGTTGTGAAATATCCTCACGCATTTCTGATAGCGTATCAAAGATCAACTTCCAATCGAGATCTGATTTATCACGATTGCTCTTACGCATACCTTTATAGAACTCAAAGAATTCCTTACGCCAATACTTACGACCATCGCAACAAATGACTAACTCGCCATACTCTTTACCATACTTCTTCTTGTATGATTTAAGGGTGGACAAAGTCACATGACGAATAAGATTCTTCACTTCGGACTCTGTCCCCTTCAACTCACGCTGGAAGGTAAGGATGGCTGCAAGTGCCACCTGACTATAATCAACTAATATCATCAAAATGCTCCCAGCAAAATACACTCTTCATTAATACGACCATTCGGCACAGTTGGCTTTGTGGTCAATGTCTTCATCGCACTATTCAATGGTCGTTTACCTAATGTCAATCCTTTAAAGAATACATCTGGCTTACGCAACATTAGTGTCTTAGATTCTTTCACATCAAAGCCAATCAGAGTCGTACCCTTAACTGTCAGCACATCATTGATGGCTTTATACACAGTCACCTTACGATACTTCGTGTTGTATACCCATACTTCAGACGATCCAACGATAGTCTCTGGCTTGATAGACTTGAGATTGAACTCAGCAAATTCTTTCATATACTTCATTTTGGCAACCACTTTACTCGGTGGTTGTGGTTTGCGTTTGCGTGGTGCACGACTTGCTTTGGCAGTTTGCACTTGTTGCTGGCAATCAGCAATCATAGTCTCAATAAACTCTGCAAACTTCTTAAGTTCTCTCTTCGTAAAGTGTGAGTATCCTTCAGCAAGTTGCTCATCGTCGCCATCAATGGCTTCACGAATTTCTTGTGCAGTGCCAACAAACAATTCACCGATTCGTTTAGCAATGGGTGCACTCACCTCATTTGACATGAGATAATTCTTAGCAGAGAATGTGCTCTTACCTTTAGTGACAACCCACTCGTCAATCGCACCTTCGAATTCACCAGCATGTTCTCTGGCTTTTTCTTCCATTCGTTCTTGAATGCTAATTACATTTGTTGGTGTTTTCACAATCTCAATCTCTTCGATATATTTCTTGGCATCATCCAATAACTCTTTCAATCTATTTGTAAAGAATGGACTAGCATTATTTAATTGCTTTAAGTCTGTCTGATCATTGGACATGATGCGACATAGTGAACCAAATGTCTGAAATTTATGATCGGGGAGTTTCTTAAGTTGTTTGGCAATCTTGGGTTCTTTCTTTGAGAAGAACTCAATCGCAAATAACTTCTGCTCTTTCGCACCAGTGTACGCAGAGTAATAAGCCAACGCACGACTCAAACTACTCGTATAGTTCAGTTGGTCGATTGTTGGTTCGTGTTTCTTTTGTGATGCAAGAATTGCATTATTCTTTGCACGACGCTTTGCAGTATTCACAGCCATAGGTTTGTAACCTCCATAATATAATATCTATTATACCGCAAGTCGCAATTAAAGACAAGCACTATTTTGCAGTAATTTTCTCGTAGAGAGCAACGAAGTCCTCGTGGTCTGCAACTTCTTGATGCAGATTCTGCTTGTGATATGTTTTTGCAATCTTGGAAATAACTTTCTTTGGAATTTGCAAAGTGTCTGACTGATCTTTTACGATCTCTTTAATCAGATCTCGTTCTGCTTCAGTTCGTGTCATTGAATCACTAATCTCACGAATGGCTTTTTGCAAGTCATTCTTTTGCTCTGGTGTTAAAGCATAATTCATCATTTATCCTTTTTGTAACTAATAGATGTTTTAAAGAAAATTTGTAGTAGGACAACTGCTGACCAAGTCTCCAGCGTATAAGGGATAGTCAGCGAGAACAAAGTGTTCACTGCCCAAATAGTTAAGAGTGGAAATACAATAGCAATACCAATAATAATGGCGATGCCTACAATCACTCCAAATGTTGTTAAGATTTTATTCATAGATTAAAACTCACTTTCGTTACGGATTCCCAGCGGAAGGATCTCCATTCTTGTTTTTCTGTATCGAAGACACGAACTGCGGATCCAGAAGTTTGGCTACTTTTTCCTTCGTTGGTTGGTGTCTTGTCTGCTGGAATTCGTCCTGCACTGAGAGTGCATCGCATATCTCTAACTGTACCATCTTTTTTGGTGAAAGTAATGCACAAATCTTTGGCATTTTCATCGTGAAGTATCCCTAGAGTCCATGTTTTAAATTCCTCGAATTCTTTATCCGTTTTGAACACTGTCTGAAATGTCATTGTCAATTCTCTCTTTCATATCATTAAAAATTGGACCAAAAAATTCTTTAAACTCTTTTGGAGAAAAGAAAGAAGTGTGTCCAGTGTCAATTATAACTTTACCATTATCATCAGTCAACTTATTCTTGATTGTGAATTCAATCGTTTCATAAGATGTACCCATGTTATGTTCCTTAATCTTAACAGTCTTTAACAGACCATTGCGATAGAACTCTGCCTCATAATTAAGACTCATATGTGTCCTTTTTGTGCTTAGGTTTACGAATGTACTGAACCTTGCTCTCCACTTTTCGCATGCGATACTTTGGAGTGCGGAGATCCTTTGCAATAGGATTTCTAGGTTTCAAGGTTCTATTATACATTTACTTTCTTTGCAAGGCAAATTTCTTTAGGTATTCTTTTGCTTCTTTATATTGTGTTTGTTCTATTGCTTCTTCAGCGTGTGCAAGGATAATCATCTCTTGCAAATAGTCTGCAAGTTTTTGGTCTTCATCATCCAATAAATTGTACCACTCGAAGAACTCTTCTTCTGTCTCAAGAGTCCACATATGGTCTAACATTTCGACTTCATAAGGTGATAGATTATTAATCTGAATCATTTTATGTTACTCCACTTTGCAAGTTTATGTCTTTTATTTACTGTGGCACGATGCACAACATTCGCATCTAGAATTTGATTCTCTATCATAAGATCAATCATGCACAATAGATCGCCAACTTCTTCTTCGAGTCGTTCACGATTAGTAAATCCATTATGCTCACCTTCAATTCCAAATCGAAATACTTTACTTATTGCTTGTGTGACTTCAGCACACTCTTCTTGAGCAATAAGAAGAATCTCTTTGTTCTGTTCATTAATCGCTTTATTCAATACAAACTTATCCATTTTACATCCTATAAAAAATTCCACCGACATACACGAGCAGTAAACCAGCGTTCACTGCAATCATCGCTTTTTCTTTGATTAGGACACCCCAAATCAAAAACAAGAAAGCACCTAAATTTAACAGCCAGATGTTTAATGGGTCAATCATTAATGCAGTTGCGATAGCACCTGCGATTGTAACGATGGTGGCAACCCACTTCAACACATTAATCATCTTACTTCCTCAACAGTTACACGATAACACTTTCCATTTCTGTCAACAACAGACATGGTCTTTTTGGTAGAAAGGAATTCTCCCTTCTCTCCGAGATCCCACTGGATCTTTCCAACATTATCAATGTAAGACATATAATTATTAGTCGAGTCTTTCTTCATTGATTCGCTAATCACTTTAGCGATGTAATCACAATATGCTAACATAACAACTCCTTCAAAATTAGTGCTGGTTTTTCTTTATAGTCTGTAACCAGCAAAAATAGACTGCATCAGTTTATGACTCTTTCTTTATAGTCTCTCAGTCAAAGGACGCAACGACCTGTAGATATAGACTGCTGTTTTGGCTGTTTAAAGTCTGCCACGGATATTCCTCCAGTAAGACTTTGGGGTTTTAATCCCAACTCTTTTTACCACCAAACTGCTCATTGTATTCGTAACCCATAAAGTATGCACGCATTTCTGCAATACTCATATCTTTAGGTTCAACTCGTTTACCATGACCAGTTCCCTCTGGATACCAGTGTGGATCTTGTGGACGACTGTACCAGCTATCAGCACTGCCACGATCGAAGGGACTTCCATGAGTACGATCAAAAGTTTGACCACGATATTCAATAGGTTTAAGCATTTTGTTCTCCATAAGACATAAATTCATGTTGTTTCTGCAATTCAAGTTCATGACGCTGAAAAATGTATTGCATCGCTAAATCATAAGAAACACCGAGTTGATTGCTAATTTCAGTAGCAGTGAAACCCTGCTCGACCATTTCTTCCAAAGTAATCAAAGACTCTTTTAATTTACCCATTATACACGCTCCATTGCTTTAGCACCAGAGTACATCAAACCTAAACCAACTGCAGCAAGAGCAAGTCCTGCGAACAGAGGATTCTCTGGATTGTCTAGACCACCAACAGCACCAAACACGAGAAGAAACCCAACAACTAAACGAATCGAACCCTTCATTGCAACTCCTTTTTCACTTTTCATACATCTATTATGCCCTAATTTGCAATTAAAGACAAGCACTTTTTACAAGAAAAAACCCCTGTATCTACAGGGGTTTAGGATAACCTTACAGCCTGTAGGGTTATTTGGAGACGATTCCTATGATTTTATAGGGCAAAAACCACAGTTCCAACATGGCTCTTACCCATACATCAAAAGGATTAATCATTACGGAAGTTTCTGTGAGTAGGATCTCCAGGTTCTAAGTCTGGCATTCTAGTCATTACTGGTGCACCTGCACTCATTCCAAAACCAGTAGCACCTGCTGCAATTCCACTCATCATTCCACCAATTGATGGACGAGGTGGCATACCACCAGAAGATGGTGCTGGCGCAGGTGGTGTTGGTGGTTTATCCCAACCTTTGTTTGCTGCTTGTAGTGCTAGTTTCTGTGCTTCAGGATCTTTACCAGCCAACATAATGCCTGACAAAGTTCCAGTCAAGAATGTAGCGATAGGAATAATTAACTCAAAGAATTTTTGGTCAATTGGAGAGATAGCGTTTAGTGGTTGTGTTACAAAAATAATTGAATATAAAACCACGAAAACGATGCCAGTCAATGTTAGTGCTAAACAGATTCCGATAAAGAATCTTAGTCGAGCCATCAACTGGTCTTCTGTGTACATAAATTGTTCACTCATTTGCATGCTCCTGCTGGTTGTTGACATATTGGTGCTGGTGTTGCACCCATTGGTTCTACTCTAGTTGGTGGTGGACCAAGTCTAGGATCTCGTTGTCCTTTGAAGATATGTTCAGGACAAGTTCTGGTTACATCACATCGAGGCATTTTACACATCTCTTTGTCCCAGTTGTCTGGATCTTGACATGGATATCTAAAACGATCTCCACCGAAGTATGCCAAACCAATTGGTAACAAAAGAAGTAAAATTATCCATTTAAATAATTTTTTATCATTCATGGTCAGTTCCTTATTATTATTTTCCTGCCAATGGATTATCTAACGCTTTTTGGATCTTACTATCTATTTCTTTTCGTAAGTTGCGAACATCTTGCTCAGTCTCTCTTTGAGATTGTTTAGATGATCTTTCCACACTTTCAACAACTCCCTCTAGACGACGGATGTCGTTCTTAAGATCGTTCTTGATATCACGAGTATAATCAGATGACTTTTGAGAATTCTCTTCAACAATAGCCAACTTCTTTTCAATTTCTGTTAGGTCTGGTGCAACATACTTTTCGATTTTAGTCTTCATATCTTGATATGATTTATAGACTTCAAATGCTCCGTATAGTCCACCGAGTAATGATGACACAATAGTTGCAGCTATCATAAGTTTAGCTGGAGTGAATTCATATCCACCAATGCTTATGACTGTATCTTTGCTAGCATACTTCTTAACACCTGCTTCTAACTCATCAATCTTTTTATTTACATCTTTAATTTGCTCTGCCATTTCTCTTTTCCTAGTTTGATAGAGGATTATCCAATGCTTTTTTAATCTTCATATCAACTTCGCTTCTCAACGCACGGATTTCCGCTGTTGTTTCTTTTTGGTTTTTTACCAGTTCACGATTTACATCTCTAATTGTTTCATCAGTGTATCTTCTGATTTCTTTAACTGTTGCGTCGTTCTCACGCTTGATGTCTTTGACTGTGGCATCTGTCAAACGCTGATCTGTTTTGCTAGATCTTTCAACATTTTCTACTACACCTTCTAGTCTACGAACATCATTCTTTAAGTCGCCTTTAATAGATTCAGTATACTCAACCATCTTACTAGTGTTAGCATCTAACACTTCCATCTTTTTATAGATTTCAGTGAGATCTGGTGTAACATACTCAGCGATCTTTTTCTTCATACCCATATAATCTTTATAAACTTCGAAGCACCCATATAGACCACCAAGCAATGATGATACTAAAGTAAATGCTACCATAAGTTTAGCTGGAGTAAACTCATAGCCACCGATACTAATTACAGTATCTTTGCTGGCATATTTTTTTACTGCAGCTTCTGCCTCGTCAATCTTTGCATTGACATCTTTAATTTCTTCTGCCATCTTGTACTCCTTAGTCCCAATGACCTTTTAATTTCTGTGCTTTTGTAGGTTGTCGTTGGATGTGATGTCTGTCTTTTGGTTGATGTAATCTATCTTTAAGTTCACTTAAAAGATAAGCCACATATATCGATATTGCTAGAGCCACAACTGCTAAAATATAAGCCACTAGTGCTAATTGTGTTTCCATAATTACCTTTTATATTGAGATTCAATCATTTGTTGATGTACTGAATCGGTGCCACCAAACATTCTCAATGTGCTACGATTTTCAACATTTCTCTGATTAGTATAAACTGCGTATGGTTTATATCCTGCAACATCTGGTAACATTGTTTTACCATAGGTGTCGAATCCAGGTGTGAATCCCATTGCTTGAATAACTACATTCTGAACTTGTTTTTGCTGTTCCATGTTGTCAGCTTTTCCCATTTCGCTGGCAAGATTTTTACCCTTTTCTATTGCTTCTGCTTTTGCTGCAGCTTCTCTTCGTTCTTGGAGTGCTTGGCGAGCAGTTGGTGCTGCTGGCTTATCAGATGACGATGCAGTATTATTAGTATTCTGTGACGGAGAACTGCCTCCAGAGCCTTTCGGAGCATCATCTTTTTTGTCCTCTTGTTTATTGGCATTACCCTTTGGTTCGTTCGAACCACCCTTTGGTTCGTTCTGTGCCATTTGTTGTTGTGGTGGTGGTGGAGGTGCTAACTGAACTGGAGCAGATGGTGCTGCAGCAGAATTTGTAGTTGGTGTTGGAGAAGCAATTGCTTTATCCACATTAGAATCACCTGTTGTGGAAACTCCAACAGAAACTACACCATCTGAACCAACTGTAGTTGAAGCAGTTGTTGTAGAAACAGGTGCATTGGCAGGATCATTTCTTGCCACCGTACCTGCTGTTGCTACTATTGATGCTGTACCTTGTTGCTCAAGCAACATTTTAGTTGCATAAGCAGTTGCATAATTTGGACATGTTCTGTCATACAATCCATCTAATGCACATTGTTGTGCTTTATATGCCTCAGCATATCCAGAACAAGTTGTAGAGTAAAGAGGATTAGCAGTACATTGTTGGTTATGATATGCTGATGCATAACCTGTGCAAGTTGTTGCGTATAATGGATTTATTGAACACTGTTGGTCGTGATACGCTTGTTGATATCCAGCACAAGTAGTGCTATACAATGGATCAATTGAACATTGGTATGTTAAATATGCTGATGCGTATCCAGGACATGATACATCAAACAATGGATTGGCAGTACACTGTTGAGTAAAATATGCTGTAGCGTATCCAGGACATGATGGGTTATATAATGCACTTATGGTGCACTGTTGTGCTGTATATGCTGCTTGGTATCCAGGACATGCAGGAGATGATAATGGGTTTATTATACACATATCAACAGCACCAGTACCACTCAATGCTTGCCAGCTAAAAATACTTGAACTTCCAGGAGTAATGTTTATACCTTGACTATGATATGATTGAAAATATTCACCCTTTAACAAATCACCTGCCATACCAGATGTAACTCTGTTCCAACTCACCATAGCACCAGCAATTCTAGTGTCTACTAAACCAGATGAGTTGATTTTAATTTCAAAACTATTTCCACCTTGTGATGAACAACATTGACTTGAGTTATACCAACCATAAGTCATTTCGTTTGTGCCACGAAGATAATATTGATTATCAGTCCACGAATATAAATCAGTATGCATACCATAGATGGTATAGTTATATCTTGAATCTCTCGTGGTGCGTAAATCTATACCTTCACAGCAAGCACCACCCAATCCAGATGTCGCTGGGTTCTGGAATGTAACCAAACCATTAGTCATTGCCCATGATGTAGTAAAGTTTTGTCCATAGAATGGAAAATCAAATCCAAGTGGTACTTCTGTATAATAATCATCCCATGTTGAGATGTTTACAGCATTTGGATTATTCTTTATTTCCTGAAGTGGTAATGCAGCAGAGCCAGTACCAACAGTTACTGATAAACCAGAACCACCTGGAATTGGTACTGATACTAAACCACCTGTTCCACCATTAACTGGTGTTAAAGTAAAATCTGTTCCTGGAAGTTGTATTTGTGCTTTAACTCTTGGTGTGATTAGCACCAAGCCCAAGACAATAACCAGTAAACCCCAGAATCTCATTAGTCTTTACTCTTAACTTTTTGTGGGACTCTGTCTGGATTTTCTTCCCAGATTTTCTTGGCTTGCTCGCCAATTTTACCATCTACTGGACATGGAGTTCCAGCATTCATCATTGCTGTAAATACTCTTTCGTCTTGACACATAATAGCAACTGCTGCTACTTTCATACCCATGTCATATGTAGAACGAGCTAATTTTAATCTTTCGCAATTCTTGTCGGTCATAGTAGCACCGAATGAAATACCAAGAATTTGAGTTTGAGTTGCACCAGATACAGCAACTGCACACACATCACTATTGATAATCGTGATTGCTGGAGCCACTGCTGTTGGTGGAGGAGATTTTATTGTTGTAGTGCTATTTGAAGTAGAATCAGTTGTACTTCTACTAGTCGAATCAGTCACGATGGGATCAGCCATCGCAGAAGACAAATACATGACAAAAAGCACCGCTGTAGCGATCTTTTTGGTCATTTTTAAACCTTTTTTTAGTTATACGGTAATAATGAGTATACTACTATCACTCTAATATTATTTAGGAACTAAGGGTTATTTCTTTTGTAACTCTTCTACTTCTTTTTCGATAGTTTTTACACTAGGGGATGAAAACACTTCTTGTACTTTATTTAAGAAAGATTGTGTTTTAGTTGGAGGGTTTAATTCTTCTTCTGTAATAGGAGTAATTCTTCTTCCTGCAGAATCATACTCTATCTTTTTAACCTGTTTTCTATCAAACAGTTCTGGTTCCCAGTCTTTGTTATGTTCATCTACTTCTATCTCTGGTAACTCTGAATCTTGTTCTTTTGGATTAAATGCATCTTTAAATTCTATATTGTCTTCTATAACAATGTGTTTAATCTCAGGTTCTTTGTCTGGAAAATCATTTGCTGGTTCTTTTTTGAAAAACTTGTCCCATACTTTTTCTTTGATGGGTTCTGGTTCAATAGTTCCTCTGTCTTTTCTCAATTGCCAGTTTGCTGCAACTAACATTAAAACAGCAAGTGGATCAAATACAAGAACAATTAATATGGTGACAAACCTAACTGCCTTTTCTAAAAGATCAGTATCAGCGTCACCATAGATTACTTGAGCAATGTATTTAATTGGTCCTACTTCTGCTTCGACTTTACGGACTTCGCTGGCGATTGGAGCACGCTCTTCGTTGAGTTTGGCGATCTTGGTTTGCGCACTACCGATTTCGGTAAGGATTCTGTTTCTATCTTTTTGCTGGTTTCTTCTGATTTGGATGGCTCGTTCTGTTCCACCTTGATCTGTGGTGCGGGAGATAGTTTGATCCAATTGAGCATCGAGTTGAGAAAGTTCTTTACGACTTGCATTAATGTTCTCCTTTTCTGTTTTGATTTTCTCATCAATCAATGCTAATTTAGATTGAACATCTCCTGTAGGAATTGCTTGGTCTAAATGTGCTTTTGATAAGAATCCGAAAATGCCCATTGAAGTTAGTAACATCAACACAACTAGGGCTACGGTAAAATATGACTTTAAGAGAACTGGTATTTCTTTCCAGTTTCTATAAAGCCATGATGCCACTACGAGTTTCGATGCTTCTAACAAAGAACCCATAATTGCAATTGGAATCACAGCTGCAGCAAAAATGGCAATCAGACCAACAACTGCATAATATGCAGCTACTGCTGAAAGTCCTAGTGCAACTGCGAATAGTAAGTATGTCATAGTTTGTTTTTAATATGAGATCCGTGAACTCTTACAGATATTTGTCCGTTATAAAATTCATCAGATTCTAATACCTTTCGTGCAAACTGTTCTCGTGCTTCTATGTATGAACATTCTGCTTTTGATTTACAGAAAAATAGAATTTCTCTGGTGAAGTTGTCCCTTCCCAGTAACTCTACATCTTTATTTAGTTCTATACTTGAACCATAATACTCTAGCCAATCAGAGTCTATTTTACTACGGATCTTTTTCTTCTTCTTCGTTCCGTTTTTTTGTTTGATTATTTTGTATGTAGTTTTAGAGAACTTTGCTAATTTCTTACCCACATACATACGACTGGTGGCTTTGTTCGTAATTAAATAAACAAAGCCAACGCAATCTTCAGGCAATTCCTCTACGGGATTGTTTTGATAATACCAAGTCATTCTTCATCGTCAAGATCCTCCTCTTCATAGATGTCAGCAGAACAGACTGGGCAATATACCAAATCTTCCGTGCTGTGGTCATCTCCTTTGAGGACAATCTTTCCTCTCGCTCCACATTCATTACACTCAAAGTATTTAGTTGTCATCTATTGTCCTATACTGAAAACGAACTACCACAACCGCATGTAGTTTTTGCGTTTGGGTTAGTTATTACAAATTGTGAACCTTTTAATTTATCACTGGTAAAGTCAATCGTGGCATTGTCAAAATATTGCATGCTCATTGAATCGACTATAAGATTATCAATAACAAAGTCATTTTCTTCTTTGTTCTCTTCAAGAGTGAATCCATAGTTGAAACCAGAGCACCCACCACCAGAGATAAATGCTCTTACAAATTTGGCAGTTGGCTCATCCAAAAGAATTTCGTTGAGTTGTGTTTTTGCTGCTTCTGTTACGGTAATCATGCGCACTCACATTTTAATTGATAGTCGTTTATTGCTGCTCTGATGGCATCTTCAGCAAGGATGCTACAATGGATTTTGACTGGTGGCAATGCGAGTTCTTGAGCAATGTCTGAATTTTTAATAACTGCTGCTTGCTCCAGTGTCTTTCCTTTAACCCATTCGGTAACAAGAGAGGAACTTGCAATTGCAGATCCACACCCATATGTTTTAAATTTCGCATCAGTAATAATCCCATCTTCAACTTTAATCTGTAATTTCATTACATCACCACATGCTGGTGCACCAACCATACCTGTGCCAATATTTTTATCGCTCTTATCAAAACTTCCTACATTTCTAGGATTCTCATAATGATCTATAACCTTATCTGAGTAAGCCATTATTGTCTTTCCTTTGATAAACCTAATTTATTAAAAATCTTAAACCACATCCAGCCCATATCAAACTCTAGTGGCTTTCTACTTAGTTTTGGATTTGCTGGATCTCCATGATGATTGTTATGCAGTTCTTCACCACCAATAATAATTCCCCATGGAACTATATTAGTTGATTTATCTTTGCTGTCATAATTTCTATATCCATAGTAATGACCAACACCATTCACAACACCTGCTGCCCAAAATGGAATCCATACCATTTGAACTGCCCAGAACCAAATACCCCACCAACCAAACAGCATTAAACTAATTGCTAGCATTAGCACTATTCCAGCATATGGGAATCTAGAATAAACATTTCTCTCCACCCAGTCATCTGGAGTGCCAACACCATACTTCTGAATCATTTCTTTATCTCTTGCTGATTGAACATAGCAAGAAACCCCAGCGAATAAAACAAACCAGATACCCTCATTGTGAGGACTATGAGGATCTCCCTCTTTGTCCGAGTTCTGATGGTGTTTACGATGTATCGCAACCCATTCTTTTGTAACCATGCCAGTTGTTAACCACAACCAGAATCTCATAAAATGAGATAGTCCAGAGTGAAACTCTAAACCCCTATGTGTTTGTCCTCTATGTAAAAACAAAGTAACACAAACAATGGTGATGTGTGTCATCACCAACAGATAAATTAACTCAGCCATCTTGCCTTTCGTACATTACGGTATTGGTATCTCCCAATGACCATTTTGCGTTTGTTTCGACAGACCATCGTTTAGTTGCTACTCTAAAATCTGGTGTCTTAAGTTCTTTTGGATTACTACTTGGCTCTAATATAATTAAACGATTATTTGGCTGAGCAGCAAACTGCCCATTATCACACTGAATAAAATTATAAGACTTATGGTCTTCGACATCCTCAGAAAAGCCAGTATCAAGAATGTTAAAATCAGGATGGGCACTATCGACTGTAAAAAGATATACTCCATACATCCAATCTCCATTCTTTAATTTAAACTTACATCTCATTGATTGTAGTTGTGCTTTCTTCAGCACAGTTATGTCATATGATAAACAATCCCACAACTGAAGATAATCTAATGGTAATGGTTCACCATCAATTGGTTTCCAGCAATATGCATGTAGTGGTAGTTTATCATAGAGAGCACCATACTTGTTGAGATAAGATTCAATACGAAATGCTTGCCCTCTTAAAGACTTAATACTTATCCACCAGCAAGGTTCAAGTTCTCCATGACCTTTCTCAAAGTCATAGAGAAACTCTCTGCGAACGAAACACTTCACAGGTGGAAGGTTCGCAATTATATGTGCCATTATGCAGCTTTAGCCCAAACATCTTCCCATGTACCAGACAAAGCACCTTTAGCATAGTCAGTGACACGATTCTCAAAGAAGTTACCATGCACTGGGGCATTGATCATTTCTTCAACCCATGGCAGTGGATTCTTCTTAACTTTAAAGATGCCTTTCATGCCAAGAGAAATCAAGCGACGATCTGCGATATAACGAATGTATTGTTTAACATCTTCTGGTTCTAGATCACGCATGTGTGTTCCATTAAAAGATAGATCAATAAACTTATCTTCCAACTGAACCATCTTTTCAGCGATTGTATAAATCTTACCTTTTAATTCATCACCCCAGATCTCTGGGTTTTCTTTAATATATTCTTTGAACAGTTTGATCATTGATTCAGCATGCATTGTTTCATCAACAATAGACCAAGTAACAATCTGTCCCATTCCTTTCATGATGCCATGACGAGGAAAATTAAGCAACATGATAAAAGAACTAAAAAGCTGCATACCCTCTGTAAAAGCAGAGAAGACAGCGATGTGTGTCGCAGTTGATTCAAGAGTACCATTCTTCGAACTGAGTTCCGTAACATAATCGTGTTTATCCTTCATTTCTTGGTATTCAAGAAACTCACTGTAAGTGGATTCTGGCATACCAAGTGTTTCAATTAGATGAGAATATGCAGCAATGTGTAATGCTTCTCTTGCAGCAAAACCAGATAACATCATACGAATTTCTGGTTGTGGAAAATAAGGAAGATAGTTCTTAACATATCCACCTGCCACATCGATGTCGCCTTGTGTAAAGAAACGGAAGATATTAGTGAGGAATTGTTTTTCTTCAGCAGTTAGTTTCTTCTTCCAATCTTTTACATCCTCTGCCATTGGAACTTCTGTATGTAGCCAATGTGCTTGCTCATGTTTTAACCATGCATCGTATGCCCAAGGATAATTGAATGGTTTGAAATATGTTCGTTCATCCGTCATCCTACTTTGAGTCTTCTTAATCATTTCTTTTTCTCTCTTATTGTTATCCTTCACAAGCCAGACATGCACCTTCGTCTGTTGTGAGTGCTGTTAAGTCAATCTCTTTAATAATTTCTCGTTCAATTCTCTTAGAGACTTTGTCTGCTTTAGCAATCTTATCGCTTCGGCAATAATACATGGTTTTCAATCCAGACTTCCATGCTTGAAAATGCACAGCATGAATGTATTTGATATGAGAATCTGGACGGAAGAATACATTTAACGATTGTGCTTGGTCAATGTATTCTTGTCTGTCCGCTGCATGTTGGACCACCCAACGCTGGTCAATTTCCATAGATGTTTTGAAAACATCTTTTGTCCATTCTTCCATCCAATCAAGGTGCTGAACGCTACCATCATTCGCAATAATACTACGCCAAACTTCTTCTGCCCATCCTTCATTATGTTTACCTGCTTCGATTTGAATTATCTTATCAAGATAACGATTCTTGTTTAAGTGAGACCCCGACAGAGTGTCCTGCCTATAAGCATTAGCCCTATAAGGTTCAATACTAGGAGAAGTATTCCCCATAAGAATGGAAGAAGAAGCATTGGGAGCAATTGCCATGAGATGGCTGAAACGATTACCAGTACCTTCAGCATCAGGAGCCTCACCTCTCTCCACTCCAAGTTCTTTATTAGCTGCATCTAGTTTTCCTCTAACACTTGCGAAAATTGTTTTGTTAAGACCAACAGCCATAGATGATTCCCATGGAATGTTCTTACGCTGTAGTAGTGCATGCCAACCCAATGCACCGATACCAATACTTCTTTCACGAATGGCAGAATACTTTGCTCGTTTGATTTCTTTTGGAGCATTGTCAATAAAATACTGAAGAACATTATCTAGCATTTCAGCGACATCTTTTAGGAACAACGCATCATCTTTCCAATCATCATAATACTCTAGATTGAGAGAAGATAAACAACAAACTGCTGTTCGTTTCTCATTTGTCGGGAGAATAATCTCTGAGCAGAGATTTGATTGGTGGACTTTGAGTCCTTTGTCTTTTAACCATTGTGGTAAATGACGATTGCTCGTATCAATAAAATGTAGATATGGTTCACCAGTCATCATACGCATCTCAAGAATTCTTTGCCACAATTCTTTTGCACTTACCTTCTCACGAACAATCAATGATGCTGGATCGATAAGTTCCCATGAGTCATCAAACTCTGGATCAATCATTGATTGTTCAATGATTTGCATAAATGTATCTGGAATATTAATACCATGATGCATGTTCAGGGTTCTCATATTCTGATCCCCTGTTGGTTTACGCATCTCTAAGAAATTAATAATATCTGGATGGCTAATGTCAAGATAAGCAGCATAACTGCCACGACGGGTACGACCTTGGCGATATGCCAAACTCGACGCATCGTAAATTTTGAGGTGAGGCATAACTCCAGTCGATTTATCATCTGCCGAACGAATACCAAAACCAATACCGACACCGCCACCAAGCATACTAAGCCAATTAGTTTCACTAAGATTATCAACTAAACCCTCCGCTGTATCTTCAATATAATTTAAAAAACATGAGATTGGCAAACCACGCTTGCTTCGACCAAACGATAAGATAGGTGTTGAATACGACAACCAATGTTTGCTACTGTATTCGTATAATCTCTGTGCATGTTCTGGATTAGAACTAAACTTACTACTAACAAAAGCGAATCTCTCTTGAGGACTCACTTCATCATCTTTCATATAACTTTCTTTTAATCGTAACTTACCTAAATCGTCAAACAAATTATCACGAGTGTAATCAACCTTTATGCCATGCACAATTTCCATATCTTGCCCCAATATTATTATAGTTTTACTAATTCTTTTGCCAAAGGAAATACTTCAGCAATAACCTTTGCGCATTCTCGTGCGACTTCTTGATGTTCCTTTTGTGTGCCATTTGCAGAACGGAGTTCAATAAAATGAATCCAGCTACGCAATGTACCATTCATGTATAAACGACTGACAGTCAATCCTTCTGGCAATACTGCTCTTGCTTGTTCTTTGGCAATACCATTAGTGATTGCCCATTCATAAGCATTCTTCGCTTCTTCAATTACTCGCTTCTGTCTTTCTTCCCACCAAGCAGCCAATGCTAGATTCGTATTCTCAACACTATTTTGACGATTCTTCGTATCTTGAAGTCGGGCTTCCCTAAGAACGAAAGATAAGTCTTTTGTTGGATCAGCATATCGCTGACTGAATTCTTGGAACGAGAAAGAGCGGTGACGCAAGATCTGTCTTGCTATATCACGAGTAGTTTCAATTTCTAAACACGCACTGACCATTTCTAGTGGTGACCAATGCTGATGTTTAATCAAATACTTAATTAACTTCTCTGATGTCTCTGTGTTGAACTGGTTGCTAGGATTACTCACTCTTGCGCAAAAGGCAACTAACTCTTGCACATCAACTAAACCCTCGTCATACATCTCACGAGATGGTTTACTATAACTCACCATTCTAACATTCATATTTTCTTCCATGTGCTGAATTTCAATTTTGCTTCCATACCAGTATAGGTGTTTGTATTTATTAGATCCATAATCTCATTGGCAGTCTTTCCGCCATGTAAAATCATTTCATTGATATCTTTTTGCTCTATGAAATCTGGGAACATACAAACACTATAACCTAAATTGATATACTTCTCTAACTGTTTGACAATGTCTTTATTTCTTGGTTCATTGTCCATTACTATAGTAGCATTAGTAAGGATGCTACGAATAGTAGGGGTATCAAAACTTGCTCCTGAAACAGCCACTGCATTTTGTAGAAACAGTGAGTCAATTGGACCTTCCACAACGATAATTCTTTTAGCATAATCAATCCTTTCAAGACCATAAATCTTTTCCTGCGTCTCATCTACCTTGATGGTATAATACTTAGGCTCTTCATTTCCATACGCTCTAGCCTGAAATGCAAAACACTTCCCAGCGGAAGTGAAGTATGGAATAATCATCCTTGGATGTTCATCAACAATTGGCTCTACAAACTTCGGTGTAATAGAGTTTGTGTATGCTTTAAACTTTGCAGTGAAGTAAAGAAGATACCATTTGTCACGAGGAATCTTTCTGTTCTCTACATATTTTATCGCAGGATGATCTGGTTTGTCAAGTGCAAGTTTATCAAGACGAGTTAATCCACCGAGGATATCGTCTTCAAGTAATTCTTGTTTCGGTTGCTCTATTATTGCAGCAACATCTTTGTGCGCATTGTAACGAGTAGCACCAGATTTATATCTCTCAAGCACATACTGATCATACAATATTGGATCGACATACTTAATTAGATTGCCGATGTTCGTACCATAACCACAATTATGACACTTACAAAATAGATCTGACTCTGCACGATAGATGTAACCTCGTGCCTTCAACTTATTTTTAGATGAGTCACCACACACTGGACAAGAATAGTTCCAGAGATAATCTTTCTTTTGTTTGAAGTTTCGCAAGCGACTACCCAGTATTTGGGCATACTTTGCATCAATGTATAACATTACAAATCTCCACTAATAGAGTACAATTATACTCTACATATCATTACAAAGCAAATTTTATTTTAGATATTTTGCAATTTCGTTGATGTGACCAAGAACAAAACCAACTGTTGCTGCACCACCAATAACATACCACTTCCACTGCTCAAGAGCGGATACTCGGTTGTTCATTTTCTCTAGATCTTCAACAACATCTTTTTTAATCTCAGCGTGTTGCTGTTGCGATATTTGTGATGTTGCTTGCATCTTATGCTCAAGACGAGTTTGCATATCGTCAATCTTATCAACGATTTCTCTATTAGAGGTAGTGATACGAGAGTGAATCTCTTTGATGTCATGTTTCACTTCTGTGACATCTTCTTTCAGGGCATCCATTTGTGCTTCCAATTTAGCAATTCTTTCTGGCGATTCCATTTATTTTACACTCTCAAAAATGTCTTTTTGTGTCTTATACCATTCTACCCAAGTGTCAACTTTAACTTTGCATTCATGATACTGCCCATAGTTATCAACAACGACTTTAAGAACCTCAGATAACTTCTCAGTGGACTCTGTTTTCTTTAAATCAGGGCATGCTTCCATAAGTTCTTTTGGCACTTCTGGAAAGTTTCGTTTGACAGGAGTTGACACTAAACATCCTGTCAATAATAATACTGGTAATATTAACAGAAGTCTCATTTCTTAACTCCTGTGTTTATTGCATCGTTTAAAATTGTTATTGTTTCTGGAACAACTTTACACTCTGCATCAATAATCTTTTCTTTCTCAACAATCTTTTCTTGAACAACTATTTGTTTCTCTTTAACAACTCTTACTTTGTCCACATAAACTTTTTGTATCTGAATGTTTGTCTCTTTGGACTTTGCTTCAGACTCTTTAATCTGTGCTTCTAATTGAGCAACTCTTGCTCGCCATTCCATCTCAACACCAACACCACCTTTAAAATATACACCACCAATTAGAAGAATCAAACTGATGATTTGCAGAGGCATTCGTATCGCATATAATTGCGGAATGAACCTAGCGAAGAATCCAAAGAAGAATGAAACAATCGTACCAACGATACCGCTGATAAGGACTGCATTTACTACCCAAAGAATTAGGGCATCAGGAATAAAATTAAGTAGGAACATTTACAGGTTTTCTCCTAGCCATAACCTGATATTTCTTGATGTCTTTCTTTTGGATCTTTGGTTCGCTTACTGCAGCACCAGCAGTAGAGTTCGCAGGTGCTTCTTCATCAAGAAACTTCTTAACAATAATCTCTTCTTCAACAAGGACACAGTTATTATCCAACAACTTCATCACTCTGTCAAATTTATCTTCCATTAATGCAGTTGAACGATTACCAGATTCATACTGCTCTTTGACTAACCATAGTGCTGCAACTAAAGATTTAAGTTTGTTTTCACCACCAATTTTATTGATGATTTTCTTCATGTTGAAAACTAAACGAGTCAGATAAGTGTAAGCATCCTTCTCTTCAGATGTCTTAAGAGTGCTTGCTTTCTTTAGATTTTTACCATTCTTATCAATGATATTTAATTTGTATGCTTTTGTATCTTCAAAGTTAGTTACTAACATTGAAAGGATTTTATAAGCAACCAAATTATCTACAATGCGACTCATTAAATCTTCCTTAGTATTGCAATAATCGTTTCATCCAAAGCAATTTCAGATAAAACAATATTAAATTCTGGCAGAGACTCAGGCATTCTATCAAGATAGACCAAGAATGTTATTAAAGCATCCCAGCAGGATTCTTCAATTTTATGAAACAACATCCTTGTTGCAGCATCTCCGAATATATTGTAAAGCACAATAATGTGATTGAGGATTAATCTTTCTCTCAGTTCACCATTGTTCTTATACCTCGAAAGTAATTTCTTAAGATATAAAAACTTTTTGATGTCTTCTTCAAACTCTGCTAAACTATGACACTGTGGGTTATCATAGTGATGCATCGCATAAACAAGAAAGTTACCTTCATTTATTTTTTCACTAACCATATTCTCTTCACAGGAATAGAGGGAGAACATTCTCCCTCTTTACATCATGTATTTATTATGCGTCTGGTAGAACTGTATCGTCAGATGCGTCGCTAGACAATGAGCCCATAGCAACAATAGTTTCATAGTGAACACGACCAGCACGACCACCAGTACCTACTGTGCGTAGATTCCAACCAGCGTGAGCAGCACCACCAACAGTGCCTTCACCTAGTGCAGCAGTTGCTGTTGCAGCAGTAGATGCTACCTTCTCAAAGTACTGAGCATTGTTACCAGTATCAGAAATATCAACTGCAGTACCACCTGAAGTAGCAGAAACTTTAAATGCATCTGCAGTTAAACCAGAAGCGATAACATAATATGTTGTACCTGAAGTTAAACCAGTAGCAGAAGTACCACCACCATTGTTATAAACAACTGCATCAGTAGCAGATAATCCGTGAGCAGTATAAGAAATAACATCAGTTGTTGTATTAACACCAGAAGTAGGAATTGTTACTCGTGCTTTTGGAATTGTAACAGTTGGAGCAGAAGTGTATGCTGAGCCAACATTGGTTACTGTAATAGCAGTAACTGCGCCAGCAGAAATAGTAGCAGTGGCTGCAGCACTTGATCCAGCACCGCCAGAAAATGTTACTGTTGGTGCTTCTACATATAATGTTCCGCCACCAGCAACTGCGACTGATGTTACATTATCGCCACCTGATTTAATCTCAGTGGTATCCATACCAAATGTTCTTGTTTTTTCAGCAGCAGTTAGAAAAAGTGGTTTTCCACCAGAGTTGTCAGTTGATGTCCATAGTGCCATTTTTAATTCTCCTTAAATTTATTTTGTATGCAGTTTAGAACTGCCAAAGTTTTTGCGTGCACCAGATTGTGATCCAGCTGGGCGACCACGACCACGCTTCTCAGCTGTAGGTTTCATTGGTTTTTTGTCATCATAATCATCAGCACCTTCTGGGTCAGAGTAATCTGCACCATAAGAGTGACCTTTAATTCTACGAACAGGTAAGTCGGCTAACTTAATTTCGTTAATCATCATTAATTCTGTATAAGAAAACTTTACTTCTTCGTCTTCTTTTAGTTTTTGTCCTGGACGAACTTCTTTGTATCCATCGCTAGTGTAGTTGTCAATGTTTTTACGATTGATTACAACACGACTTTTAGTTTCTGGATGAACCATAACAGCATGATTCTTGAACTTCATTCCTGGAACTGGAGCAACTGGTGCTTGCTCATCCAACTCAGACATCAGATAGTCATGAGCAGTTTGCATATAATCTGTTGCTAGAGTAATCTTAGATTGTACCCACTCTGGCAGATTAGTATCTGGTTTCATCTTTGCTTGTAATGCTTCAGCGTGACGAGAAATAGTCTTAAGTTGAGTAACAGCCATCTCACCTTCGTAGTTATACTCTGAATCATCTTTCTCAAACAAACGATCAATATCTTCTTTCATTGATTTCTTCATAGCCATTTTTGCTAAATGTTTGGCACGACTCATTGGTGAGTGAACTGCACCAGACTTGTCTGTAGTATTACCTTTAGCCTTAGTGTATGGACCATCGAATGGCACATCATTCTTAGAAGAACCACCACCAATTTCATCACCCTTACGACGATAAGCAGATGCTGGTTTTTCATAATAACCTTCTTTGCGCAAGGCACGACCAATTGCTACATTATGTGCTCTAGCATTTTTGTGTTCTGGTTCTGCATCTGGAACTGGATTATTAAGTTTAAAACGAGCACCACGAGATGCGTCCATCATATTCTTCATTGTCTTATTTTGTTTTGCTTGATCAGATTTTTCATCTAATTCTTCAGCTTCTTCTTTCATTGCCATTTTAGTGGCAGTAGCATACATAACAGTTTCAGCACGATCGCCATAACGATCTTTAAATCCTGCTTTGTCTTTCTTCATTGACTTGACGATTTCTTCACGCTTTTTCATCTGCGCATCAGTCATTTCTTCTTTAACTGTTTCTTTTGTTTTGTCTTCTTCACCAGAAGTAAAAACAATTTCTTTGTGAGATTTGCGACCAGATGGACTAACTTTGTAATCTGCACGAGCCATGCGATCTTCAGATTCTTCTATTTCTTGTTCTTCTTTTCGAAGCAATTTGAAGTCGTGAGCATCGATCTGACCATTCTTATTCTTGTCGATCTTGTGCTGTTTACCTTTCAATGCTTCCATAAATGATTTAAATTGCATCTTATTCTCCAGTTTTCTTAAGACTTGAACGAATCATCCAAGCATGTTTCTTATGTGAATCCAATCTTCCTGCTGCCCAGTCCGCTAAACCCTGTTCGTTCTGTGCATTTGCTAATTCGAATAATTTATTTAGGCTGTCTATCACTTTAGAGTTTGCAGTCTGTAAGTTCTGTAGCATGGCACTTACATTGGCTGGTTTATCATCGTCTTCTTGGATGGTTTTAAATGTGTGAATCTCTTCAATAGAGATCGGAGCATACTCATCCAACGCTCTTAGTTCCTCTGCAGCAGTATCAATTGAAGCATAAACTTCTTGATAAATGTTACCGAAGAAATCATGAAACTGAGAGAAGAACATCCCCTCAACATTCCAGTGATATGATTGTGCCTTAAAGTACATAAAGAACTTATCGGCTAGAACAATTTTAAGTGCTACTTTTAATTCATCCATTATGAACCTACCACGCTTTCGTTATCGTATGGACCAAATACGGCAGTCTCAACTTTAGGATTCCAACCTTCTTTTCTTAATTTAATAATTAAGTGTGCTGGACCATCTGATGTTAATCTAAGATCTTTATTAGCATAAATTCTATCAGCAAACCCAGCGTAATCAAAAGAACCATTGTTAACCAAATAATAATGATTATGTAGAGTAGGAGTAGCATCTAGTAATCTAGCAACATCCCAGTGTTTATTGTGTTTACATCCCCAGTGAAGTTCAGTGATGTAAACTCTTGATCCAGTGTATTGAACAAGAGCACCACCCGATTCATCAGGAATTGATGTTGGTGCTACATACGACTGAGTAGATTTTGTCATATCAGTTTGTAAACTTAAATCAATAGTTCCACCTGAAGAATCTGTAATATAACACTTAAAGACAATTTCTGTCTCTGTGTGAGAGATAATGTGTTTGCCAGCCATTTAACAGTTCCACTTTCTAAGAGCAAGTGCTTTACGAGTTGGACGACCCTTATCATCTTTCATTGGACCTTCCATGCCACCCATTCGTGCACAGAAAGATCTTCTGCGTTTTGCTGCTTTGCTATCAGGTTTTAGTTTAGAAGGTGGTGTAGTAACTGGTGCTTGTAGATTAGCACCTTTAGCATTATATGCGTCACGACCTTTTTGTGTCAATCCACCAGTTGAAGACTTATGTCCTTTGGCATCGACTGCTGCTTCATAAAGAGCAACATCATCTACCACTTCAAACTTTTCCCAAACAGTTTCTGGATCGACATTATATTCCTCTGCCATTGCCATTACCATTTCTTCGATGACATCAAACTGTTCATCAAGAGATAATTGCTCGTTTATGTATTGGTTAAATGATTTAAAAGACACTTGGTTGGCTCCCCTGAGTATATTTTGTATGAGACAATCTTGCTTTCTCTACTTTACGAACACGAGGTGCTAAGCGAGTGGCAATACGACCAATAATTGCTTTTCTTTTCTCTAATGTTCTTTCGATTCTTTCTTTCTCACCAACAGAAACCTTTGATGGATCTCTGCCACGAAGTAATCTTTTCTTCATTAGTTTAATTGCAAGTCTGCGTGCTCGTTTATTGATTGTAGCAGTATTTGAATATCGTTTTAGTGCAATCTTAGTTGCTCGTTCACGCTTTGCTTTTGTGCGACGAATTCTTGCTTTGGCTTTCATTCGTTCGATGCGAGATAAAACTTCCATCAAAGCAGATTCTTTGAGTTTCTTTTCTTCCTCTTCATCTGCTTCTAATTCTTCTCCAGTTTCATCATCAACGATACCTAATTCATCTTCTTCATAAGTGTCTAGGTAATCATCATCTGATAATTCATCTGCCATACTATCAATTTCATCGTCAGATGGCTCTGGGAAGTCAAACTCATCTTCATCTTCTTTGAACATCGCATCAAATGGTTTGTCTGTTGCAACTGGACCAGCATTTGGTTTCTCGCACTCACATGGACTCTTACCACAAACTGGGCAAACTTCTGCTTCTTCATTCTTTGGTACGCAGTCAGGAACCATGCGGTCGCCTTTCTTCTTCATACCAACTTGTTTGTGAGTATCCCAGCATGCTTCATACAATTCTTCGTTCATGTCTTCATTAAACATTGCACGATACTTTAATGTATGCTTGCTTGGTTTAGTTTTGGCAGTTGCATCTCCAGGTGCTGGTTCGTATGCTGATGGATCGCTATCGCTTTTCTTATCCATTTTATCCCAATGTGCTGCTCTTGCTTTTGCAGTTGCATTAGATAATCCTGCCACATATTTCTTTGGAAGACCAGACTCTTTATCTTTTGGCACTTCTGGTAATTTCTTTTCGTTTAGTTCTTCCTCACGAAGATCTTTATCTGCTCCGTGATATGTTCCCTTACCTTTTGTGATGTAAGAGTTTACACGAGCCATACCCCACTGCTGTGGAGTTGTTCCTGGACGATGACCAGAGTTCCATGCAGCTACACCACGACGATAAACTTTGCGCAATGTGCCGATTGAAACACCAGACTTCTCTGCTTTAGCAGCAAGTCCTGCTTCTGCTGTTTCGCAGATTTGTACTTCTTCTTTTAGATCAGTATGTTTAACTTTAGTAGAACTACCATTGTTAGCACCTTGGAAATGAACTTCATCGCCTTTACGACGAGCAGTCCAATGTTTTCCATCTTCAGTTTTAAACTTATGTTCTTGTTCGTCTTTTAATTTTGCAATGGCTTGATGATGTTCTGGATGTAGAGGAATAGAGAAATCTGCACCATGATGAACAGTCTTCATAGTTCCCCATGAATACTTTTGAGTCTTAACAGTCGCTTCTTCTAATTGAATTTCTTCATGTAGATCTGCATAAACAGATTTATGTGGTGATTTTTTAACATGATCAGCAAAGTTTTTAGCATCTGACTGAGATTTAAATTTGAAGTAAGCACCCTTGTCAGAATGCCCATCAAATTCACCACCATGTTTTTTAACTCCAGCATTAACATGCTCTACATCTTTAGGATGTGGTTTGTCACCGTAATTACTACCATCATCAACATGAACAATGTGTTCTTCTTTTAATGATTCTTTTTCTCTGGCATGTTTGTCAGCAAGAGATTCTTTTTCTCTCGCATGCTTAGCCATTAGATTTGCTTTGGCAGTCTCTAATGCAGCTTTGTCTTTTTGCTCTGTCATACCCTGCATCTTGTCAAGGAAAGACTTGGCTAATTTCTTTTGTTTAGCAGTATGCTCTGGATTAGTGGCGATATGCTGTGCAGTGTTCTCGTGTCCTGCTTCATCACCATATGATGTCATATCTACATGAGGAATCTTGTGTTGCTCACCTAGATGATACTTAATTTTACGACGACGGAGATTGTCTTGTTTTCCTGCACCAACTAATGTATGACCAACTTCTGTCGGATCTGTAATCTGTACTTGATGTTCGTAGTCATGATCAGACTCGTTGTCTTTTTTATCGTCATTCTCAGACTCTTCATGTTCCTGCATCTTTTGCAGTTTCTTAAAGTCATTGAAACGAAGAATGTCTTTTGCGAAATTATACTTGCTATTCTTATTCACAACAACTGAATCTGTTGGTGTTTCAATTTTATCTGTGCCACCAATCTGCATCGCACCTTCTTTTAATTTAGATGGTTTTAATGTAGCATCGTATTGAATACCTTGCTCTGTGGCAAGATTAAGCATTTTGTCGAGGATATGAAGTGCTTCTGGATTAAGTGCCTTTGTGCGAACTTTACGCAGTGCTTGATTGATAAGATTCTCTGGATTAGATGATGTCTCTGCATTATCAACACCAAGCATGGTTGCGATAATACGAGCGACTTTAATCTTGTCGTTTGGTCTTAGTGTCTTGTCTGTAAGTGCTTCGTTCATATCTTCTTTTTCTTCTGTTGGTTGAACATCTTGAATCCACTTTGATACTAGGTTTCCAGATGCTTCTTTTAGTAGTAAATGATTTGAACCACGCTTGACGATTGTAAATCTTTCGCCAGCGGACTCTACAATATCTCCCTCATTAAAGATCTCTCCACGAAAAAACTTCTCACGAAGTTCATCTTTAACAAGGATAATCTGTTCTTTGATGGGTTCAAGACCCATACCATCACGAATGTCATTCATCAATCGTTTACCATCAATGTCACGAACAGTGGATGGCAAACCTTTTTTAAATTCTGAGTAGCTACCTTTAACAGCAAGACTACGCATCTTAGATGCAGACATGCCTGTAGCGTCATCCGCATCAGGATCTCTTTCACCTGCAGATACAACTTCAATGGTATCAAAGTTAAACTCTTTACCATTATATGTATTTAACAATCGTTTAAATTCAGCAATACGATCTGAACCAGCAATCATAATAATGTTCTTATACTTCTTATTCAGTGCCTTTGCTGCTTCAATGAATGTTCTTTCCTGATCATTGGCTGCAGCAAAGTTAGTGCTCTTAAACATCAGCTTAAGATACTTAACCTTTTTCTCTACAGATAGGGGATTCTTTTTAGCATCTTGTGACCTAGATGCATAGATTACATGGTCAGCGTTTCTTTGCTGAGCCAGTTTTTTGACTGCCTTAACCAATAGTTCATGACCGATAGTCGGAGGATTGAATCTTCCGAATGCGAATACCACAGACTTCGCTGGTAGTTCTTTGATTAGCTGTTTGTAATCTTTCATTTAATCCATCTATAAAAAGGGTTTTACTACATTATTTAGGAGTTATGCTACTGCAATCAATGCCTCTGCTGCAGCAACGATCCAACGACAGGCGATCTCGTCTGACGCTAATTCTTGTTGAGCACGGATACTGGCGATCTCTTGTAATAGGAACTCGTATTCTTCTTTGGTTAATTGTCCTTGCTCGTAGTTCTCACGAATTACTAGCATTTCGTTGGCTAATACTGCAGCTGGACCACCAAGTCCTGCTTGCTCTCTTAGGGAATTCATTATGCTCATTTTCTTCCTTTCCATGCATCGATGGCTACATCGACTCTAGTTCTGTTAAGTTTTAGGACACTTTCACAAAAGGTAACACTCTTACTATCATATGCTTTAGTGACAGCATCTTGTAAACTCTTTAATGCTGGAGCCTGTGGATCGTCTCTCAAATCAGAATAGACTTTGACAGTCTCGATTTTATCCATCACAGGTTTCCAATCTTGTTTTGCGTCACAACTAACCTTACTCAATCCTACTTTAACATCAACCATATATCCAAACATAACTGGATCATGTGGCTTTGGGAAAATAAATGCACAACCAGATAAAGCAAGTGCTAGAACTACTATAAGTTTTTTCATCGTTGCCATCCTTTAATAATATCAGCAGAGAAGTTAGACTTGCTAAACTCTAAACGATCTACAATCTTAACTGCTCCGCCAGTTAGGTGATCAATCGCCACGAATCCTTCAACACCAGTCACTTTATAACCATTGGTAGTTTTAAGGAATGTATTGATATGACCTGCATCATTCATCTTTGTTATAATCATTAGTTTTGCTTTGGCGAGTAAATTAACCAAATCAAATATCTTTACAATCTCTGCTTTATCATGAGTTGCAAAGAAAGATAAAACTGCTTTTCGCTTTTCTTCTTTTCCAGCCTTACCCTTTTCTGTTTTTAGTTTATCAATTTCACCTTGATACTTATCGTGGATATAATTAAACAAACCAACCACATGAGCATGAGTGTCGGTGATTTGTTCACCAGCACGAACTTTAGAGTTATTGTATGTATTGACTGCCATGTTAAGATCTTCATTGTCTTTAATGGCATTAAGAGTTGCAGCAGGAATAGAACTAAACAATGTTCCAGCCTGTGACAGAATGGCAGTTAGTTCTTTGGTCTGCTCTTGAGTAAATGTGGCAGTACCAGAGTAATCTTTATAGTTTGCATCGTCCATCCAGACAGATGCAGATTGCGTCATTTTTGATACGATTGATTTACCAAACGATGCAGTCATTGACTCAAATGTAGAGCCAGTGTATGTTGTGTGCCACACTACACCAATCTTTGCTTTCATAATCTTATTGGCTAACTCTGTGCCAACAGGAACAGCATAGACGATTGTATTTGGATGAAAGGTAACATATTTCTGTCCATCAATAGTGACAATCTTTTTATCGTCAGTGAACATAAGGTCACCTTGATAAACACCAGACTTAATACCGAGTTTCTTAAACTCAGCAAGAGCCACCTTTAACTTTGCAGCAAGATCGCCAGAGGTATCGGCATCAATCTGTGCATTTGTTTTGTAGACTATTGGATTCTTATTGAAGACACCTTTCTTAGCAACAAAGAACTTCTTGTCTGTCGGATCGATACCAGCAAACACTGCTGGTGCACCATCCCACTTTACAGTGGCAGTAATTTTAGTCTTTGAATTGCCAGCAAGCATATCACGGAGATCTTGAAGGAACTTAATTGCTTGACGAGTGCCATCAACACCACCATCAAATACCAGATCTTCCACATGAGTCATGTGAGTGTTCTTTTGTTCAACGATATAATTCTTTAGTGTTTTCACTTAATAACCTTTACTGAACCATCTGGATTTGCGAAGAATGCTTCGAACTTAATATTTCTAAACTCTGTTCTTAACTTTAAGAACTCTCGTAGATTACTCATTGAGTCATCAAATAATCTTACTTTACCGTATTGATTGCTTTGTAGATATTTTCTAACGATGACTACTTTCTTAATAGCTGGAATCTCATTTCCAACTAATTCACCTGCTCTTTCAACACGAACTCTGTCGATGTCGAAACCATACTTGCGGAATGTTGATAGGAATTTATCTCTATCATCAAAGTTTGCACGAGCAGTAAGAATGATAACTTTACTTAATGGATTCTTGACAGAGTTAGTCAAGATTGCTTTCGCTTTTGCCAGCATTCTACCAATTGGTTTGCTTTCATGATAGAACTTATGTGCATCTTTAAACTCAGAGAAGTCAAACGACTCTCCGTCACCTAATTTGTAGTTGTTGAATTCTTGATTGGTAAGTTTAGCGATAGTCTTACCATCTTTGACAACTGCGATTTGAGCAGTGGTGTGGAACAGAGTGTCATCGATATCGAATATCGTTAGACTCCCAGTCGGCTCTACCACCGCTTCTTCTATGTATTCTCTAAACCTTTTCATACCTCTATTATACCGCAAGTTGCAATTAAAGACAACACCTTTCTATAATAACCCTACAGACTTGAGGGGATTATCCTAGAGTGAAAGTGCCATTGGCTCCCTTGTGTGGACCAGAAGATCCCTTCATAGTCATGGTCGCCACATTCATAATCTTACCAGTTTTCTTATGTGTACCTTTAATGTTGACAGCGATGCCACCATTATGAACTACATGAAGATTCTCAAAATTATCTAAGTGTTCATCAGCAATTTTATGTGCAGGTTTCACTACAGGTTTTGATGAACCATCATCTTGAACATGAGAGTGAGCCACAGTGTGTGGAATTTTAGTTGGTGCGGATACATGCTGATTAACAATTTCTCTAAGTTTAGTATCATCATGTGTAGCCAAACCATCTGCAAATTTCTTAGCGATTGCTCGTTTGGCAATCAATGCACCTTCTTCAGCAGACTTTGCTCTTGCTGCAGCCATCTGTAGAAACTCATCTGGTTTCTTATGCTTGTCGTGAGCACTAACAAACATCTCAAAATGTTTATGCGTATTCTTTTCTTTTGCGGATAGTTTTCTACCAGAGGAAAGTAGTCCAGAAAGACGAGCATGCTCTGCTCTTACCTTCTCAATGCCCATACTGTCTGCTTTGTATTGAGCATGGCGATCTTCAGCTGAACCAGTATAACCTATTTTTTCCATGGCTGATGCATGTACTTTTAAATGCGAGTTTAAAGAACCAGCTGGGATGTTTGCAGTTTTCTCTAAAGAGTCAAGTCCTGGATTGCGATAGTTTGGTTGTTTGTTTGTTCCGTACTTTGCTGAGATTCCATGGTGTCCAATAACTTTACCATTTTTATCATGAATCTCGGCAATCAAATCTGCGTTTGAGTTTACATCTTTAATACCAGTAGTCTTCTCATGATCTCCAGGTTTGTTTGGTTTGTCAGCGTTGGATGTCCAATAAACATTTCCAATCTTATGTCCAGGTTTGATATGTCCCTGTTGAACTAGATGATCGTATAATGCTTTGGCTGTAGACTTTGCGTGGGAATCAATTTCATTGTATGCAGCATCGCCAATCTTTTTCTTTAAACGATCGTGAACTTGTTGTGGTGTGCCAGCATGGTCTTCATTTTCAGATTCTGCACGATGGTGATCAGGCAATTTAGTTTCTGGGTGCAGGTGTTTTGATAAAAGGATTTCATGCAACTTACCTTTGTCATCACTGTCAACTGCACTGCTAAGTGCCTTCTCTACTAGTATAGTTTCTTCTTTTAAGAATGATTTAAAATTTAACATTACGCAAATGCTCCGATTAACTGTTTGTTGTACTCTGTCTGATATGCCATCTCATTAATTGTTATATTAGATGCATTCATAACTGGTGCAATATTATATAATGATTTAGCCATTTTACTAAACTCTAATGTCATGACAAATTGATAATCCCCAGAACCTTTATATTGGCATCGCACTCTAATTCTAGATGATGCAATGTCAGCAAAGTCTGGGATTTTGTTCTTCAGTTTTTGATTTAGTTTTAATGGATCTGCTTTGTTTAGTAAAAAGAATCCATGTGTGCCAACATTAATATATGCACACTTCTTTGAGTTATAGTAGTCGCAAATTGCTTTGGCTGGGACAGGTATATGGACTTCGTTTGGACCACTAAACTGCTTTATGTCTTCTTTGTAGGCATCTGCTTTAGTCTTACCACTTGGAACAATCTTCTTACCTGCTTTATCATTTTGTAAAAAAGGAACTTTACCTCTCCAATTCTTACCATATGTACCTGAGACATTCATCTCATTTAATAGTTTGTATTTGTTTCCAAGTGCTACTAATAATTCCTTTTCAGGATCATCATCAGTCACACCATATGCCCATTTACCATCATAGTATTTAAGGACTAGTGAACCTGCTGCAGTGGGTGCAATCTTTAACTCGCATCCCTCTTTATTGACACCTGTTTTATCTCTAATAAGTTTGATTTCTAGATCTGGGCGATCGGACGATGCTCCAGCTGCACCTGACCCAGCACTGATACCGAATTTGGCAAGTGCTTTGTATGCATTGTTTTCGTAGGCGAAGCCCTGTTGTGCTGCCATCACTGTCCCTATTAGTAAATACTAATTATTTAGGACGACGAGATGCTCGGACTGTTTTTTGATATTTACGATCCCACTTGATAATCTGTTGCATAATCTTTGGGATTGCAACATTGTTCTTGTAGTCGTAATTGAAGGACTTTAGATAGGATCTAAGGGTTGATGAGTCTCTGTATTTCTTTGCACGAGATAACAGAATGTCAATAGGAACATTTGGACGATAGGTTTTAAAGTCTAACAAACAGCAATGTGCATATGCTTGTATTTCATCAAACTCAGAGAGATACTTTCTCTCGTCGTTCTTCTTTTGTGACTTAACCTTTTTGTAAGGAACTACATACCCACTCCACTCGTCTCCTCTACGATCGAACTGCATGAAGTGTATTAACTCATGCATAGTCACTTGAATTAGACGATACTTGAATTTGTCCCAAGTTTTATCTGTGAATGGGAATTCATCGAAGTAATAGGTGTAGATGAATATTGTAGACTGGCGAGTAGTGGGATCGTATTCTCCACCACAAGCCACATAGGATTCATACATCTTGGCTTTGGATGGCTCTGGTCGAAACTCTATCTTTGTTCGCCACTTACGGAAGTAGTTGGAAAGACCCTTGCCATCGTTGCGATAGAGATCAAGATCTTTCCAAACCTTTGCAGGAATGAACTTCGCTCTGAATGGTCGTTCCCCAAAGTTGAGTAGATCCATCCAGTCGAAATTGGCATTTTCTAGGAACTTCATTTTACATCCTAGAAAGGCATTTTATCTCTTGAAATGTCCTTCCAAGAAACTCAAAACCTTTCCCTGCTCCTCTAAGTTAGTATTAACGAACTCTGTAATGTAGGGCATCAGTTCAAAATTAGACAATATATTACTATATTTAGTCGCACGACCTTTTAGGAAAGTCTCAGATTGGTCGGATCCTCGTTCTGCATAGCGTTCTTTTAGCATAGCATCTGGAACTTTAAGGTAAATTACCTGAAGATCCGTATTAGGAAGTCCCATTGCAAACTCTAGGAAGGACTGATTAAAGATTCGGTCTCCCTCGAATAGAATATTGGAGGTGGTCTCTCTAACAAATTCCTGTGCCACTGGTTGAACAGCCATACTTAGACGATCTGTGCCAGCAAAGGTTTCTCCATCATCATACTTACCTAGAATGTATAGGTCTAGTTCTTTACAATATAGAGCAGGAAGCATCTTTTTAGGTTCGACTTTCTCCCATTGATACTTCTCCATAAACTTACGGAATAGAGTGGTTTTACCAGTTCCAGGTTGACCACCCACAGCGATTAGTTTACGCACCTGTGGTTCTCCACGAATAATCTGAATTGAAATTTGATCAGTTGTTCCTACAATTTCTTTAAGCATGTTTCACTTCCTCAATAAGTTTTCTTAGTTCTTCCTCTGTAAATACCCAGACTCTTCCAATAAAGTGATGCACATCAGAGTCAACATCATGTTTCTTTGTAAAGGTAATCTTCTTTACCAATTCTCTTGATGCATTCTTAGCAAGGTTTTCTTTAATCTCGTCTGCATAAGTTGGAACAGTATCTTTTAACTTTAAGAGTTCATGTGCTGATACTTTATGATCAACAGTTAGTTTATTAAACTCATACTTGTCTAGTAAGTCATCGGTTATTACACCCATGGCAATGGTTCCATAACTACCACTGGTGTTTGATATAGTTATACTCCCAGTGGTCATATCACTAATGCTTACTGGTAAAGAAACAGAACTTGTCGTTGTTAAACTCATGCAAAAATCTCCAATCCATTTAATATAGGTTGCTCATCATCAAACATCCACTCTAAATTCTCTAGTCTTCCTGTATTAATAAAACTAGAAAATCTTTCTTTATCAATTCCTCTTCTGTGGTCTAATCTCAAGTCGATAGTTTCTTCTCGTGATTGCCACAAAACATCCCAATCAATACCATACCATCCATCCTTCTCACACTGCATAATTTCTTCTGCCTGTCTATCAAGATAGTATCCAAGATAACGACCATGATGTGCTCTAAAGATCTTCTTAAAAGAACACAAACAAGTTTCCATGGTAAAGTAATCTATCTGATCAATTAGTTCTGGAAATCTCGCTTTCGTCTCGCAAAGAATCTCGTACGCTTGTGCTTCAAGGTTGCTATAATGTCCTCCAGTGAGTTTTCTATCCACAAAGTCTTCCTGTCCAACGGCATAAAGCAATCCATTACGATGAGAGCGAGAGCCATCATAATCATCCAACATGAGAGAAGTAGGATTGATACGGACACCAGCAGTATGCTTAAGATGCTGAAGATAAAACCAAGTGGAATAACGACCAAACTTATGCAACCCAGACTTAATGCCTGTCCACAGGTTATTAAAGTTCTCTTCTTCATTGTGTCCATAATATTCTTCCAACCTTTCTCTCTGTGTTTTGTCTCCCACAAATTGTTGGTAAGAAGCGAACATGGTAGGGAGGTGTCCTTTGTTCCACTTTGTATCTGTTTGGTATCTTAATCGTTTATAGTTTGTAGTGTTCCACTGTGTCATACGATCTACAGTGGCTAACTCGAAGTCTGGAAACTCGTTCATTAGAATCCATGCAGTTGGAAGATAGTATGTATTACCATACAACCAACACAACCACAACTTCTGCTCATCATTATGTTCATAACGATTGTTCAGATAGTTTGTTGCCCATACAGCAGGGTCGCAGTCATCATATTTCAATGACCAAGCATACCAGCGAATGAACGCTTCTTTACGATTTTGTTCTAGTCTGTAATCAGGCATACCATCTCTTAAATGAAGTCTCAGGAACATCCCAGCATAATTGGTTTTCCCATCTTTCGTTTTTATAAAACAACTCGTCTTTTATATCTTTTAAATTTACAATGGCATATGTGCCAGTGAACAATCCAATTAGAAAACAATAGGATGCTCCATCATGTTTCAATGCATGGTCAACCTTATGTCTTTTAATAGTCGCCACACCTTCACCTGTTCCACATTGAACATCAATACGAACATCGGCAGTCTTATCAATCAAATCTGCATCACCTGTTCGTTTAAAAGTATCAATGCTCGTTAGGTCATCTCCACCATTTCTTTCTAGTTTACCTAGTATCAATTTATCAACGATGAATGGTGTGAATATCTTTTCAGTTAGATAACCAAGCATCCAACTATAATAAACATCTTCCATGGCACGACCATTATTTCTCATACGAGGAAGAATATTGTTATTCTTAATCTGCATAAATGTATCAATGATGTCTTGGCTAATGTTTCCATCGTATGGAACTTCCAATCTCTGATTGATTTTATTGAAGATATTATCTAAACGAGAATTTTGTTTTTGAATCAGTGTCCAGTTTGGCTCTTTAATATCCTTTGCTGAGAGATACTTTTGGAATTCATCTTTACGAGTAAACCCCATCGCTTTACGATATTCTTTTGTCATACTAAAAACTCTTCCAATGATGGTTGTTCCATCAATGCCTCTCTCAACCATGCTTTACCCACTGCATCAATTGCTGCTTGGCTCTTTGCTTTCTTTTTCTCACCCCACTTGTAGGATTCTAATCCCTCTAATCGGAATTGTTCTCTGGCTTTGTATGGTGGTAGTGCTTGAAGTGGATTCACAATAGCATAATCTCGATAAGCAATCTGCTCTACTCTCGTTGGAAACAATGGCTGATCAGAACGAAGTGAACCTGTTGGATCTACTGCCCACCAAATCAAACCATTTTTGTAGTGCCATGTAACAGATGATGGTGTGCAGGACATTTTCAATCGAGTCATCTTTCTTTCTTTGACTGCATAATCAATCCATGCATCCCAACATTTGGATGCGTATCCTTTACCTTCATGCCCTTCAAGTGTAACAATCTCATATAGATTTGAGTAGTTGTCACGATTGAATGTAGCGAAGATAAGAGATACAACTTCACCATTTACTTCATAGGTCATTGGTGGTGCTTTGTCATAATTGTGAAAGCGATACCACAATGAGTGTGCAGCCGATAAGAACTTAGTGTTCTTACCAGCTGGACTGTTTTTAATTAGTTCTTCTACTCTCGTAGAATTAACAAAGTTCATAGTGTTGAAAATCCACTGCGTCGGCTATCGTTTCTTTCTCAACCATCATAGCCAATGCATCATCAAAAGTTATATAAGTGTTCAAAGGTAACTCAGTTGTAAATCCTTCAATACCTGCTCGTGCAGGAATGTTTTCAGTAGAGGTAATTATACATCCATTGTTGAAAGTTGTCAAATATAATGGTCGTTTACCATTGCGATATGCACGAATAACTCTATCAACATGCAACTCACAAACTGCAAGACTGGAATCTTTCCAACGAATTAACGGAGAGATGCAATCTTCTGCTGTATGTAAGATTAGTTCTGTATCATTTTTAGTTTCACAATCATAACCATACAACTCTTTCCATCTCTCTGGTAGTTCTTGAGTAATAACTCCATTGTGAACTACTGAAAGATTTTCATTAGCGATTGGCTGATTATACTCAAGATCACTAGTGCTATAACGACAGTGCCCAACAAGGTATAGATTTCCATCTTCATTGACATACGCTGGCAAATTAAAAGGAAATTCATTAGCTGGAACTGGATACTTTTCAGTATGGATTTTACCATGCTTAACATAAGAGATTCCTGTGGCATGCATCCCACGAATCTTAGACTCATGGAATACACGAAGTAGATTTTCAAAATCCTTTGTTGAAGGATTCTGAATGATTGTTCCAATTACGGCACACATTATCCGAAGAACTCCTCGAGTGCATTGACAGTTGTAGTCTTTGGTGGATGATACTTGTTCAATACTTCTATGCCTAGTTTTGATTCTAGATAGTCAAACCATTCTTTAGAATCCCACATTGATGGTGATACACCATTCCACAATGGTCGTTGCTCTGGATGTTCTTTATTAAGTCTACGAGATTCAACGAAATCATAACGACAATCTTCATACTCTTTAGAACCCAACTCAAGCATCTTCTCACGGAAATACACAACCAATGAAATTCTTTCTGCCACATCGTCAAGCAATTCAATCTGAGTATTACCATGCATCACTTCATGATTGTTAATCAAAAGCAGATCTCCAGGTCTTGGATTTACTGCGACACGATACTCTGGTGCAACAAGATGACATCCTTTGTAGTTACCATTGTTTGATAATGTCAATAGATTTGATAGACCAGAAGTTAGGTCACCTGCGTCAAAGTGGCATGCAGTTCTAAAAGATCTATTCACAGTGACAGTAGTAAATGGAGTTTCTGGAACTAAGAAACGAGGATCCATTTTCTTTGCTGCTTCCATCTGGTTACCATATCTCCATGGCAATAGATCTTTGAAACCCTGTGCAAGTTGCTGGAGGAATGGATATGCCATTGCAAACTTATCTGGATGATTCGCAGTATAAGAAGTGGCACGACCATAAGGAATGCGAGGATAACGATCGAACCATCCAGCAATACCAGAGAACACACCATTGGCATAAGTTGTTGCACAGATATATTTCTCAGCAACTTTTTTTGCTTCTGCACGCATTTCGTTTTCAGAAAGTTTTCGTGTTGATTCAACCCAGTCTTCAAAGACAAAGTTATCTTTCTTTACAGTAGAAATACCCCAAACATTATTACGATTGGATGGAGATGGTTTCTTGTTCTTGTGTGACTGGCGAATTGCTTCAATGGGATCTTCACCAAACAGATTGGCTTTAGGATTGCTAAAGTAATCAATGATATCATATTCATACTCAGTGACCCATTCACGATTGCCCAATTTCTCTGCTCTTGGTCCAGCTGCAAGTCCACGATTCTGTGTCTCAGTTGCAGCTTCACGAAGTCCAATGTATGCTTGGTCTTGTTGTTCTTTTGTAAAATAATTCTTACGGAACTTAAGAACAATTCGTTCTTCTGAATATGTCAGTTCAGGATGACCTGGAATCTCTGGCATATAGACATCGGTGTCTTCTTCAATGAGGTGATCATAATGCGACTCGTCAGGGAACTGTCCCAACATATGAGTCATATCATGTTTTTGTTTTGCTACAATAACTTTTACTGACATATCCTTCTCCTAAAACTTAAATCCCTCGAATGATTCTGCTTTTTGTCTGCGACCAAAACTACTCTTATCAAACACTGGTTCATCATCTTGACCAGAGTCACTTATATTAACTTGAGCAGATGCTTCTGTGTCATACAATTTCATCTTTGCTCTATCAATTCCAATCACAAATCGTTTGTAGAAACTAGGATCGTTGTAACGATTCTTTAATTGTTTCACAAGAATCTGATTTAATGCTTCCAATTCTTCATTGCTGACCAAAGCAAACATAAAGTCAGCTGTCGCTGGCAAACCAAATGATTCACTCGTATCTTCTAGTCCTGGATCTGAGTTTGTGTATCCAGAACGAGTCGTTTGAGTTGCTGAAACGATTGGCACATTATACTCTACTGCCAAACCTCTCAACTCTTCTGCGATTGCCTTAATATATGTATAAGAATTAATACTTCCACCTTGCTTCATTCTCTGACTTGCACAAATATTAAGATAGTCAATAAAGATTATGTCAGGTCTAAAGTCTCGTTTCAGTTTCAATTCTTCCAACAATGCACGGAAATGACCAGAGTGAGCACTTGCTGTTGGATATTCTTTGACAATTAGTTTACCTTTTGTCTTGCTTGTAATCTTTGCGATACGAGTTTCAAAGATATCCTTGTCAATGACTTTCAATTCATCCATGGTAAGGTTCAAAAGATTCGCATCAATCCTCTCAGCGATTCTTTCTTCTGCCATTTCCATAGTTATGTATAATACATTTTTACCCTGTGTCAAACAACCAGCACTCATGTGACACATGAATAATGACTTACCGACACCAGTACCAGCCAAAGCAATGTTTAAGGTTTTCTTTGAGAGTCCACCTTTGGTGATTTTGTTGAACATGTCAAGGTCGAAAGGAATCTTCTCTTCAACCCTGTGATAAAAATCAAACCTCGAAAGATGGTCATCCAGATAGTCATGACCGATGTGATTATCAAAAGAAACAGCGAGTGCATCGCTAAGGATGCTAGGTATCGCATCTTTTGTATGAATTTTATCTCGCCCATCGATGATACTAATTGAATTAAGGATCGCATTATAAACCGCTCTATCTTTACAAAACTTCTCGGTGTTTTCTAGCATCCAGTCTTCATTGACTGGTTCATGATTCAAACTACCGATATAATCGGTGATTTCAACTAACTCTTTGTCGTTAAGATCTTTTCTATTACTAACTTCAATAGACAAGATTTCTTTTGTTACTGGTTTGTTATACTTTGTGAAGAAAGAAACAATCTCGCTTGTGAGTATTGCTTCTTTACGATCTGTAAAATACTCTTTCTTTAGAAACGGAATTACCTTACGACAATAATGCTCATCATGTATCAGATTGCTTAGAATCTTCTGTTCTATTCTCATCAACTCCGCCTGTATATGTTAAATTATTTTCTTGGATACCTTCATGAATCAAGTGTTCAAGAATATTTCCAATGTATTTCTCAAATGGTTTTTTATCAGACAATCCTTTTTCGGCATAGTCTAAAATCTCATAATCAAATTTTAATGTTGCAGAATCATTTTCTTCATCTGTTTCAAATTCAACTTTACCATAACAATAGATTATACCAGCAAATGGTTCTTCTGTCAACTTAATTGCTTGTTGCCCATCTCGTTTATCTTCGAGGACAATAATTGGAAGATTACTCTTCATCGAATTCCAATTCCTCTAGTGCTTTATCTAAGTCATCTGCCCTAATCATGTCACCCTGACCCATTGAATATTTGTTCTTGACATAGTCATAAAATGTTTTATCTGTAAGAAGTGGCAACCAGAACTCTTTAGTGTCAGTATCTTTTATACGATATTTCTTTTCTTCTACTTCGCCTGTGACTGGATCACATTTGGAATACCAACCATTGGATGGTTTGACCACATGTTTGGACTCAAGAGCAATATCAAGCAAACCGCTCCACTTACTAAGACCACCATCAAAAGATACGCTAACAGGTATCTTAGATTTTTCTTTAACATAACGACTCTTCTCGACATTAATAATAAAATTGTAACCAGTCAATTCAGTTCCATCTTTCTCTTGCTGACGACCAAGAATAAAGATGTTATCAGCTGAGTAGTAAGAACCAGTGCCACCACCAACGATGTCTTTTGGATAAAGACCAATCTCTTTATATGTATGATTCACTACAACGAGTGGAATATCTTTCATTGACAAATGAGGTGTAACCATACGGAACAAAGACTTCATCTGCTTTGCACGACTCATATCAGCAACTGCCTTCTGATCCAATGCATCCTCTACTTCTTTCTTGGAAGCAAGGTTTCCTATCGAATCAATGATGATGATGAGGTGATCTCCTCTTTCGACTGTTGACAATTGTTGCATAATATCGAACTTGAGTTGTTCAACATCTGTGACAGGAGTATGGAGAACTCGCTTTGTATCAATACCAAAAGTATCGAAATAAGATTGAGGAGTACCAAACTCGGAATCATAAAACAGTAACGCTGCATCTTCATATTTGTCCAGATAAGATTTTGCCATGAGCAAACTGAAAGCTGTTTTGAAGTGCTTGCTTGGACCAGCCCACATCGTCAATCCTGGAACCAATCCACCATCAAGACGACCTGATAAAGCCACATTGATAATTGGTACTGAGGTTGGAATCATATCCTTCTTAGCGAAGAATTTAGACTGAGCAAGAATTGCTGAATCTTTGATTGTTGTATTCTTTTTAATTTTGTCTAGTATGCTCATATTAACCTTTCAGGAATTCTAATAATTTCTCTTCATTCACTAAACCGACATGTCGTTTAATTTCATTTTCAGTATCATCAACCAATACCATAGTCGGAACAGAACGAACTCTAAACTCTTGTGCAAGAAAAATGTTTTCATCGATGTTTACATTCTCAACTGGGATTGTAACTTTCTCTCCAGCATTATTAATTACTTGAGTCAATGCTTTGCATGGACCACACCAGTCGGCATAAAATTTTAACACTTTCATTTATATCTCCTATTATACAATAACTTTTGTTGCAAGACAATTATGGATTGTTCTTGGAATGTGGAACATCAAACACAAATGTAATTCTTACAACATCTCCAACATTCTTTGTTCCATGAGATTGTTTATTATCAAACCAAATCAAGTCACCTTCTTCTACTCTTACAGTCTCTCCTCCAACTGTATAGTCATATGCACCTTGGATTGCAAGATGGTATCTGTCTCTTGTTTGATAGTAAGACCCAATATCAATATGTTGCCCAACTTCTCCACCCACTGGCAATGATAGGAATCCACATCTATCAAATTTCTTAAAGTGTCTCTTTAAGAAAGAAATAATCTCTGTATGATGATTGCATGCAGGTGTTGATGTAGAGATCTCACTGTCACCAACATACTGGTCTTTAGATGAGATAACTCCCATGACTAATTGCAGAACACCTGCTTCAACTGCAGGGAATCCACAATCATCTACAAGATCTCCCACACCCTCAATGTTTTTCTGAGCACCCCAATCCTCTGGATACTGATGCAATTGTTTCAGTATCTTAGATACATTTATTCCTTTTTTAATTACTCTGATATTAGCCAAAGAAATCCTCCAATGAACTTTCTTCTTGCGTCTTCCAACCTAGTGGTTCAATGACAATCTGTAGAGCATCAAGAAATACCTTTTCAAATTGTTTGTCATAATCTATGTATGCTTCCAGTCCAAACTCTTTTGGAAGATGCTGACTAAAAGCAATCACATCTTCTTGTAGAGGATTTGGTGTGCGGACATAAACAAACTTAATCTTATCACCATCACGAATTGGTTGATACTTCTTATCTAATCCCATTCGTTTGCAGTGGTGATTGTAAAGCAATGCACCACGAACATGAATTGGTGTTCCCTTTGTATAAATCGGAGAACCAGCATACTGCTTCATACCATTCACACCACGAGGAAATGCCACTTCATGCACTGGCAGTTTATCAAACTCTTTCTTAAAAGCTGTTACATATGTATGTAGGTCTTTTTGATCGCCAGCAAGAATAACTTGTAGCGAATCCCTAAGTTTGTCACGAATAACCGCAGGTGTAGACGACTTGACCATCTCCAAACCCATAACTTTGATTTTAGGTTTCGCAAATTGCACTCCTTCCGAATTATGAACATTAATAACATATCGTTTCTTGGCAGTCCAGATTGCTTTGTCAGCTAGAACTTCTCGTTTCATTTGCATCTTCTGACCATATGCATTCATGTAGTCAGCCAATTCGCTGTAACCTTGATCAATGAATGGTTGAAATACTTCTTCGCAGATTTTGTCCATCGTTTTAATCTTCTGCTCAATAGTTTTACCTTCACAAATCTTCTCAATCAGTTCTTCCAAAGTCAGATAGATTGAGTCAGTATCAATAGCAACAACGAAATCTTTACCCTCTGTCTTGAGAGTTTTGTTGAGGAATGCATTCAACTTGTTCGCCATCCAACGAATGGATAGCTGACCACTGGTGGTAATACCTTCAGCCATACGAATATCAAAGTAACGGAAGTACTGATTACCCATTGCACCATAAGCAGAGTTGAGAGCAATCTTCATAGCCATCTGTAGATTGTTTAGACGAGAGATATCTTTTAATAGATGAACCTTTGTCTTATCGTTTTGATATTCTTGTTCAACCTTCAACATCTGTTTCTTAAACTTGGAACGATTTATATACATCTGTTCCATCAACTCTGGCATAAAACCTTTGATGTCTTTACGATATGTCCAACCATTTGCAGTTAAGGTGAGGTCTCTTCGTTTAACATAAGATGTATCCACTTCTTGATTAAGCAATTTATCAACGCTGACAGAAAGTTTCTCGCTGGTCAATGTCTCAGGACTTATGTTGTACTGCATAATCAAGTGTGGATACAAACTGTTTAAGTCAAAGGATGCTACCCATTTATGCATACCGATAATTGGGTCTTTAACGAAAGCACCTTCGAACTGTGCATCTTTACCTGAAGAAGTCTTTGCTGGAATGACAATACCTTTCTTGCGCAGGTGATTGTAAATGATAGTATCCCACATACGAACTTGTGAATAAACATCTTCAGGATTAATCTTAGCATTGTATGCCATGGTAAGATGCAGTTCAATCAAACGCATCTTGTCTTCGAGTTGATCAACCAACTCCACATCGTGAATATTATATTCAACAAACTTATCCCAGTAGTTTGTATAGAAATCTTTGAAGTCTGTTCCTGGATTCTCTTTCTTCTTGTCGCCCAATTCTTCTTGTGCGATATAATCCAAACGATAAGACTCTTGCTTTGTATATGTATATTTTTTGTAAAGTTCCAAATAGTCTAGTTGAGAAATACCTAGAATGTCATAGTGAAGTTCTTCGTTACCTTTGATGAATGTCTTGCGTTCATTGATGTAACCCCATGGACTAATTTTCTTGGAGAATGAATCACCGAGTTCTCTGTCTAATCTTTTGATAAGATATGGGACATCAAAGAAGTCTGTATTCCAACCAGTGATACAATCTGGGTAGTTCTGTTGCCACCAAATTATAAACTCTTTCAGCAGTTGTTGTTCATCACGACAATAAACATACTGACAATCTTCTCGTTTGTTTTCATATGGCTTAGTGCCAAAGGTGATAATGTTCTTTGTTTGTAGATTCTTAATCGTAATTAGAAGAATCTCTTCATTGGCACTGCGGATATCTGGGAATCCATTTTCAGTGGCAGTTTCAATGTCAATGGTGAACACTTTGATTTGTTCCATGTCCCAATTGACATCGTCTTGATAAGTGTCGCTGATATATTGATATGCGTAATTGGTATTACCATACACAGCAAAACCTTCTACATCTTCGTAGCGTTTGACAAACTCTCTTGTATCTTTAATCGTTCCAGGTTTTACTTCATCAACATATGTATCATCCAAAGTCTTCCACTTAGATTGCTTCTTAGAAGTGACAAAAAGCGTAGGGTAGAAATCTACCTTACGCTGATATGCTCTTCCTTTATCGTACCCTCTAACGAGTATCTTATCGCCCAGTGGATGGACGCTTGTGTAAAATTCCATTAAGTTGTTTTTCCATACATTAGTTGCATAGCATCAAGTGCACAGTCGTGGACAGGATGATGTTTGATCACTTCATGTCGTTTAAATAGTGGATGGTCTACATCTACATATCCATTTGTAGTGCCATAGAGAATATCAATAGCAGTTCTGACATCTCTCCATACATTATACCCTGTAATTTCTTGCATGTCAACTCTAACTGCCAATGAATCGATTGCCATCTGATCAAGTGAACCTCGTGCCCACATTGTTTGTTTATCGGCATTTGCAAACTTACTCATATAGTTATAGAATGCATTCAATCCATTTTCTACAGTCATGTCTTCACGAGATGGATCCAAAGAAACCTTACGAACATATTCGTGCTGTCCTTTCCACCAATCAAGTGTGCCCTTGGATGATGTTCTTCCTAGTTGTAGTTGCTCCTTCACATCAAACTTTACGAAACATGCATTGTCAAGTAAGTCTTGATATGTTGGTCGCTTCTCTGGATCAAAGTGAACCATAGCTGCAGAGAGAATCACACAAGTTGATTCTACTCCCAGCGTCTCAACATCAAACATAAACATTAGAATCCCCGACCTTCACCCTCTTTGGTAAAGAATGCATTAATCTTTTGCTCTTTAGTCCACCCATTAGTGTAATCATTATCAATATCACAAAGGATGAGTGCTTCATCTTCAGAGAGAACACGATGTGATGTGATCACTTCTGGTAATGCCAATTGAGAAAACTCTTTGGCATCTTCCATTGTTACATCATCCATGGCATACTCTGGATTAGTTGCTGGTGCTTCGACCATGTAACGCATACGATATGATTGAATCGCTTCAACCATTACCCACACAGAACCTTCTTTCAAATTACTCATCGCTATCACCTTTCATTGCTAGTGCTTTACCTAAAGATTTCTGCGCAGTACGCAGACCAAATTCCATCTCTCGTTTTTGTTTTCTTGCCATACTCAACTGACTAAGAGTTTCTTGATATTGTTCATACAAGTCTGTGGTGCTTTTCTGTAGTGATTCAACATATGTAGTTAGTTTATGAATAGTCACCCATGAACCATCAGCAAGTTTAGTATGCCCATCACGAATACGAAATTCATCAGTCCATCTTTCGTTTAGTTTATACTCTGGCATTGGTTCAAATACAAACAATTCCTGCTCACCCAACTTCTTTAGGACTGGAGCAAACTGTATAGCGACACTTTCTTTACCATAAAACATTATTCATTCTCCTCATACTCATATTCTTCCTCACGACCAGCCATTGCTGCATGAACATCACAAAGAGTAGTATGCCAACCATCAGTATATGTTTTTCCTGGAGCACCACATTCTTCGCATGTACGATAACTCATACTCTCTGCAAAGTTGATATAACTCCAATGTTTGTCAGTTGCACCATTAACATAGAATCGAAGTCCACCGAACTTCTCTTTTACTTGAACAGCAACTGGAACCTTCAATGTTTCTTCATCAAGTTTTGCTTTGGCTTCGTCAATCTTTTCTTGGGTGATAATATTTTTACTACCTTCCCACTGTGGTTGATCAACTTTATCTTTGATAGATTCGTAACGACTCTTGGCTTGACGATAATCACTGGTTAAAAGACCACAAAGAATATCGATGATGTTATACCAACCATCACCACATTCAAAACCCCAACACATGGCTGTGACTTGCATATTCTCATGACGATCTCTAAAGATCAGAGGATATTTTGCACAGAGTGATTCGTCTAATTCTTTACGCATAATTAACTCCAAGTCCTATGGTCTTCAGCCACATGTTCAATACCATCATACTCATGAATGTGCCATTTAACACCATCAGGAATTTCTACAATACCAATTTCTGCTGCCCAACCATTTGCTGACTCACCCAGTTCTTCAAGCACTGCAATTAGATCTGGATCAGAACGATCGTTGTAAAACTCATAATCACTTAGATAATGCTCATCATCACCAGCATGACCTGCTTCGTAATAAGAAGCACCAAGAAATGCAGAGTTCTCTTTCTCTACTTTATCAAAAGCGATGCCCTTACGATCTAGTAATTTCTCAAACGCTTCATTTGAGATACCAAACCCACCGAAACATCTATTAATTGCTACTTTCATTTTGTTCTCCGAATACATGATGGAATCTATTGAATTTTATTCCCAGTGTATGATGTATGACTTTATCTTTAACCATATCTGGAATTGTTGTGTAAGGAAATTCAAGATAGAATGGACATCCATCATTTCCCCATGTCTGGTCTTTAATAAATCTTTTTACAAGATTCATATCCTGTTTTGATTTAACATCAAAAAATCTTTTTGGTTTTAATCTACTTTCGAGTATCATTTAATAATTTTTGAAGAATCTGCAACATCTTTGTCGTCACGGATTTCTACAAAGACAGGTAGGAACAGACTCTCTTCACCTTGTTTGTTTTTGATTCTAGCATTATACTTCACTGCCACGATTTTGTCAACTAAATTTTCTTTCCAATATTGCTTTCGTTGTGCATCATTGAAACCAGATCCTACATTTACCTTTACAATTCCATCTGCAGACTCGCAAATAATTGCACCAAGCATACCTACTGCCTTACCCTTACCTTCTTCGACTGCAACAATCTTAAGATCGCATTCCAATTCACCTTTGAATTTAATCTGAGTCTTGCTTCGTTTGTCTTCCCAGATACCACTACCATCTTTAAGAATGATTCCTTCGTAACCAAGAGACAAGTATTCTTGGAAGATCTCTTGTGCTTGTTCTATTGTTTCTACAATTGTAGATGATACAGCCCATATCTTTTTACCATCTGACTTTTGATTGTTTACAATCTGTTCCAAAGTCGAGAATCGTTTTGAGTATGGAGTCGAACACTGACCTGCTTCAAACATAACATAAGGAATTAAATCCCAAACAGATGCGTGTACCATCGATGCTTCTTCAGCAGAGATCGTACCCTTGTTTGCTTTGTTAAGAATACCATTACCTGTTTGACGATCTGCGAACTGGTGATCACCCTCAAGCATAACCAACAACTCACCATCAAACACACAATCAATATTTCCTGCCAGTCCAGCGAATTCTTTCTCCAGATTACCCAAGAGATGAATCTGTTTACCATTTCGGCTACGGAATTCTACCTTACCATCACGAACAATGGCATTGAATCGCATACCATCCATCTTCATCTGAGCATAGGCTGGGAACTTAATCTTGTCAACTAACTTCTGTTCAAATGGACTGCATAACATGCAGGGATACTCAGCAATCAATCCACTCCAAACTTTATTGGCAGTGGATACATCAACACCACATTTCAGATCTTTCTGAATGATTCGTTCGATAACTTTAGCATCATCTGGTGATAAAGATGCGAGCAACATACGAAGATATTCGATTGCTGCATTACCTGTAACAGTGCGAGAAGATAAATCATAAAGTGCTCCAAGTACATTCTCCAAAGAGGTTTGTTTAGAATCAGTAACATACTGAGGGATCTTACGCTGATAGAATTGCGTAAATGGGTCGAGAGCCAGACGAATGACCTCACGCAGAGTTTCGTTATCGCTCTGTGCGTTTAATTGGTCGATCTTGAAATTGCGTGAGGCATTCGCAGCTAGACTATCAAGAAATTTGTTTATGTTCATTCACAACTCCATCAATATGTTTACATTTACCGTGATATTTAAAACCAATACATGTGCATGACATTCCATTGTCTGTTTCTTCTACATAATACACATGGTCTTTACTACCATTAATCTTCCATCGTTTGGCATTTGATTTGTCTTCATAACGCTGGAGGATTTTGAATTTGCGATAACGAGTATCGAATCTTAGTGGATTCTTAAACTTCATGAAGTCTTTCGGATTGTTCCACTTGAAATATCCAATGATTTTATCCATTGAATCATTCATTAGATATGTATGGTTTGGTTGAAAGTCTGTAGACCAGACAGTGATTTCTTTAGCAAGAATCATGCAGCATCCTTGAAGTAACCATAGGGCAGACCATTAAGGAAACAGAAATATTCCCAGTCGCCATCTGCTTGACTGGCATCCATAATCCAGCGAAGTGCAGTGGCACGATCTTTCGCACCCATGCAGATGGTATTGGTGACATGCTGTTCAAACTTAGCAGTGGCTTCTGCTTCTGCTTTCTTCTCTTCAGCGAATACAACTTCAGCCTGTTTGCTGAGTGAGTCCAACTCTTGCTCGAGTTCTTGCTCAGTCATTGCATCGTAGTTCATCCAGCGAGGACGCACACCATGAACATCTTTATAAAAGTCATAGTGGGTTGCAGCTAACTGTTCTTTACGACTCAATTCTTCCCAAGATTTCATCACATTCTCCATCATAATATAACTATTATACACTAACTCGCAATTAAAGACAACTATTAAATTGCAAGACTTTTGCGTGGGAATCCATTTGCAAACCCACCAGTGCCAGACACAAAGCCACGAGATGACTTTGCAGACATCTTGGACTTAGGTGCACGACGCTTCTTCTCGTCAACTTGAATCACACCACCTTTACGCAAGAATGCTTTCAATGCCTTCTCACCTTCAGCACGGATCTCTGCTTTGGTTTGCATAGAACGATTGTAAATCACAGCAACAACTTTTTTGTTTTTCATAATATAGTTCCTTTTAGTTAAAAGACACAGAGCCAAAACCGATGCGATCTACAAATTTTGCAGTTCCATCTTCACGAACAACCACATCACCAACAGAAACAGAGTGCATGCGATCGTGACGAGTAATATTTTTTTCTGGACCAATATTACCGATTTCAAAAACCTGTCCAAAATTTTCTGCTTCGATCGTAGCAACTTTCTTGAAATATTCTTTTGCTTCAAGGATCGACTCAGCAGTCGGTTTCCAAGTCACATTCAAATACTTTTCATAGAAAACAGGACGCTGACTCTCAGAAGAATTCACTTCATCAATCATTGAGTCGCTAAGCACAAACTGGTAAACATCGTATTTCATCTTATCACCTTTCTTCATCATAATATAACTATTATGCCCTAAGTTGCAATTAAAGACAACAACTAAATGCAAAAAACCCTACTGAAAGTAGGGTTATTCTAGCCCTGTCTCTACAGGGTCTCTCGTCTCTAGTAAGTTAGTGCTTACTTACTTAAGAGCCGATGCTGAGGCTATTTGGATACCAGAGCCAAAAAGTCGGCTATATTCGTTGACTAGTTGAGTGTCGGGTTCAGCGTCTGATGCGATGGCAGTTCTGTGTAGATCAATGTTTCCTGTCGCATAAGGCATGTATGGTGCGAGTCCAACTCCAACACCTTGCTCAGTTCTTTGCATTACGATTGATGCTGGTTTCTTTAATTCAATGTGGCGATCAAAATGATTAAAAATCTGTGCAATAAGTTCTTCACCACTGATCAATTTAAATACTCTAATGTCGTTCATTCTATTCCTCTATAACAAGTTGTTCAATAAAATCTGCAGCATGATTTTGGTCAGTGAAGAATTTAATTAGCAATCTTTCCAACTCATAACAATGCTGTGCAATTACCATTATCTGTCTGTTCTTAAACACAGATATTTTTAAGATCCATTCGCCACGACGAACTGTGACAAATGAAATCATGTTGGGTGATAGTTTTGCTCTCATCATAGAAAGTATTTAGGGAATCCGAAGACTCCCTAAAGTTTCTACGACTTGGCTGGTTTAGGTTGTTTACCGTTTACCCAATCCCAATCATCATCTGTCATTGGGATCCAGTTGGTCATTTGCATTCCCCATAAGCAGCCATTAACTTCTGGGCTTCCTTATGTTTACCATTTCTGGCGAGGTCTGCTGCAGCTTTTGCGTAACCTAAACCCTTTAAACAGATATAAACTTTGCGGAAAAATGATTTCATCACTTCTCCTCATTCAATAACTGTTTCTCACCTGTTGACTTAACTGCGATCTTCTTTGGTTTCTTTGCTTCTGGAATCAAACGCTCCAAAGCAATCTTAAGCATACCATTAAAAATCTCGGCATCTCTAACTTCAACTTCATCATTTAATGCGAATGAACGAGTGAAAGCACGATTAGCGATACCTTTGAACAAGAAACTATCCTCTTGTTCTTCAGTTTTAATATTACCACGAACAACTAATTTGCCACCATCAATTTCAATATCAATATCTTGCTGAGCAAAACCTGCGACAGCAATCTCAATTGTGTAGTGAGTGTCATCATGTTTCTTGATATTGTATGGAGGATAGTTAGGAATATTTTTAGTGACATCTTCGTGCAACTTTTGCAGACGAGCGAACTGGTCATCAAAGCCAACAAAGAATTTATCCATGTCTTTAGTTCCCCACAGTGTAGGGATAAAATTGTTTGTCATGGGATCTCCTTACTTAACTACAATAGCTGTGAAGAAATCATTAGTAGATTTCGCTACAGTTTTTGCAAAAGATGCTTGTGCATCAATATAAGTTTGGAGTTGTTTTGCGATCTTTTCGTCTTTGACAAAAGTCTTAACGAATTGAGTCTTTGCACCAGAGATGGTGTCGATGGATGTGTTTACTGCTTGTAACATATAGTTCTCCTATTAAGCGAGATTAAATAAAAACTCTACCCCAAATGGGCATAGAGGG